ACTCCATTGCTCACCATTTTGGTCAGTACCTACGAATGTATCCTCACCAGTCACATCTTCCTTATCTTCGAATGTAACAACACGCTCAGTACCATCTTGGTTACTAATAAACCTTACAGTTGGTGATTGATTGTGCCAGCCAACTATCTTAGCTGATGATGCATCATTTGAAGCTAGGCTACTTACACCATCCTCATTGATTCTCTTAATCTTATTGAACGTGTTTGTGAAGCTCTCAAATATTGCTTTATGTGTATTAGCTCTTAATTTAGCTCTATCTGCGTTGTTATAAAATTTCTTACTTCTCATGATTAAACTCTTTTATTATAAATATTGCATTTCTCTTATTAAATTGATTTTTTCAAGATATTCATAACAGATTTCTTGAATTTATCATTTTCTTCTGGTGTAACTCTTAGTTCACCACCAAAAGCTCTAGAAAAAACCCTCTCTTTAGATGGATAATCTCCGTCTTCTCGGATATTAATCATGGTTATAGTTCGAGTTAAAAAATTTATAAGATACTTTACACCTATAGCTTTACTATATTTAACGGGTGGTGGGTTTGTAAAAATATACATTATTTTTTCATCACCAAATAAATCAAACTCTCCAGCTTCACATTTATTAAGAGCATCCATTATACTACTTACATCAGTTTTATTTTCATTAGACTCATAAACCACTTCAACGTCTTCCGATACAATACCCTTAGATTCTAAATGTCTTGATTCAGCTAAAAGGTTAGCCTTCTTAATATGTTTGTCTTTATCGAATCGTCTCATAGTATTAAGCTAATATATCCCCAAAGTCAAAACTAACAGCCCAACCTCTTAAATTGCAATATTCTTTCCACAATTCACCATTTTTATTTTCATCATATCCAACATAACGTGGATTTCCAACAAAATTCATTGGTTCATGAATTTTATCACCAAATTTTCTGTAAAGTGTTTGAGTACTAACACCTCTATATTTAGCGGCACTGGCAGATGAGATAACTTTCTCTATAAACATAATGGCATTTTTCCATTCAATGGGTGCGTCCATTTGTGCAAGTGCCACATCTACTTTTGGTTTATCAATTGAAAGCCACGTACTTGTTTTTTTAAGTTGGTTAGGTTTTACCCCAAGATGATTAAAAAAGCCTTTGTAGGCGATTTTCTGCTCCTTAGACATATTACCATATTTATAATTATGAATCCAAATATCAACCTCATCACTTGAATATGTTTTCCCACTTCGTTCATCAGTATAGACCTTTCCTTCATCTTCCGTTATAACACCCTTAGATTCTAAATGTCTTGATTCAGCTAAAAGGTTAGCCTTCTTAATATGTTTGTCTTTATCGAATCGTCTCATGTTTATAAATACTATAACATTGCCTTAAACTTCTCCGTTTCAAGTTGTTTTATTGCTTTACCCATTTCTGGTCCAGCTTCCACACCTAACTCTTTTTGAGCATCAGCACCAGTTACACTCAATCTAAAGTCTATAAATGCGTCAAGCATCTTAGAATCTAAGTTGATAAATCTACCGAACTTTCTTATTTGTTCATCTGATAACCCAGCGTTAACTTGTTGCTTCTTGAATACAAATACATCCTCTGGGTTATTGAATTGTTGTAATGCAACCAAGAATGTGATAGCCTTAACCTCAGTACTTGAGTAAGTCAACTTATTAAGTACCTTACCTAACTTATGTGGGTCGTTATCCTTAAGTAACCAAGCAAGTAGCACAATTGGGTCTCTTTCTTCTAAGAAGTTCTTAGATACACTTAATCCCTTGAATACATCATTGAATAAGTTGTACTTATCTAATAACCCTAAGAATTGGTTGATTGTCTTTGTTGTCTTAACACCCTTTAAGAATTCATCTCTGATTCTCTCTGGACTAATACCATCAAGACTAGCATCCTTCTTAAGTGCCGCATCAACGTTTGGTTCCAATTCACTACCAAATCTACCAGCAAATCTAATTGCTCTAAGGATTCTAAGTCTATCTTCTTCAAATCTTTCCTCTGGTGCGCCAACAGTTCTCACAATACCTTTCTTAAGGTCTGAGATACCACCTACAAGGTCAACTATCTCATTTGTATTTATATCAAAGAAAAGTGCATTGATTGTAAGGTCACGTCTCTTAACATCTTGGTCAATAGTCGTAAACTCAACTGCATCTGGTCTTCTACCAGAACCTATATCTTTTCTGAATGTTGCGATTTCATATTCATCAGTATCACTGAATACATTGATTACTCCGAATGCCTTACCAGTTGGGATAGTCTTGAAACCACCCTTCGCCATTATAGCTTCCACTTGGTCTGGGTTAGCATCAGTTGCGAGGTCCCAATCCTTAGGTGTTTTACCTAAAAGGGCATCTCTTACAGCACCACCAACAACATACAATTTAAAACCGTTTTTAACAAACACGTCTTTAATCTCAAGTATATCACTTGGTATTGTAAGGTTAAACTTAACTCGGTTCTCCGTGATAAGTCCTTCTCTAATTCTATTTCTAATAAATTCTTTCATCATAACAAATATAGTCATTTAAATCTTAGTATCCAAATTAATTCCTCATATTTTTACCCAACAACCCTTCACGATACATTCTTGTCTTAATATCCCTAACCCATCGATTCTTAACCTCAACACTGAAAGTACTAGTCATTGTGTTTAGTGCTGGTGAGTATTTTATCATGTCCTCAAATGTTAATGAATCCCAAATCTCACCATACTTACGTTTTAATTGTACTATATTGTGAATTTGTGATTGGATTTCCATTTTATCCGCATTTATTGGTATGCCTTTTTTGGTTATACCTCTTTCACTAGCCCTTTCTATTCGTTTATTAATATGTTTATTATGTAACGTGTCATCAATCCAATGTACCAATTCATGGTGGATACTACCTTTTATTGATGATGAGCTAAACTCATTCATAAAATTACTAAGTTGATTATCTGGTAAATAACTAGCGGCAGATTTTATTGACCCACCATTATCCTTTATAAAACTTATAGCACTTGTGTTTGGACCAATAGATATTACATGTTCTGTTGGGGCATAGAAATTACCTCCACCCTCATTAATAAGTATAATACAAAGATTAAGTTTGTCTGCTTTTACTGCTAAGGGTGATTTTAATGTTGATGTATTAATCAGTGTTTTCTTAAACATATCATCCGTGATAATTCCAGTTTTATCAATTTCCTCATAATCCTTTTTAAAATAAGTATCATAAATGAAATCCACATCATCAGTAACATCCATAAGGCGTTCCTCAATTAATGATTCTCTAATTCTATTTCTAATAAATTCTTTCATATGTTCATAAACATTTCAACATTGTGACCAGAGTCTATAAGTGTTTGGAAACCAAATGATTTATAGAAACCTACAAGGTCATTTATTCTAAGCCCTTTGAATCCCATTGGTGACGCATTCAAGTACATTATGTTATCACCCTCACTTCTAGCATATGCAATGCTTTTCTGCATAAGTGCCTTTCCAATTCCAGTACCCTTAGCTTTATCTTCAACATCTAAATGTTCTATCTTAGTAAATCTATCGTTGGGGAACAATTTATTGTAATCATTATCATCAAAATCTATGTCTGGGTCTTCTATAGCGTCCTCAAATTCTCTATAAGCATCGAATATCATTACTATAACTATCTTACCAAGTGTTTCTCTATTTTTGATAGCACTTATAGTTACCCCGTCTTCATCCTCATCATAATCAAAGATAAGTTCATTCATTGCATCCTCATATAAAGACATTAATTTCATACTAATAAATACTTCATATAAATAAAAAAAGCCCCACCAGTAAAGGTAGGGCTTCTTAAAAAAAACAACTTTAATACAGTTCACAGTAATACGTGAACATAGTGGGGGAAATTAAAAGGAATCTTCTTAACACCTCTAGCATTTGGATTAATTCGGATTCGAACCGTTTTCTACCTCATTACACACATATCTAAGCGGTAGCCTAGATTCTTCTCCGTCATTAGACTCTCGAAGCGGTATTCCTACCTTATGCATTGCCTTAACCCACTAATCAAAGGTTATTAGGCTACAAGACTGGATTTATGTATTTACCAGTAAATGAGGCTACAAGTAGATAATTACATCTAGCTTTGCCTTTCAAATGTACTAACGTTGGACCGACTGTTAGGAATATTTGCTTGACTCAACTACTAACTCCCAAAGGAAGCTTCGCCTGTATCATCTAACATCTACCCTGTCCATTCTTAAGCAGTTTGCCATCAGAATCCCACCATAGGAACGTCATCTCTTATCACCCCTGTAGGTAGTGATTATTCGAGCATAATTGTCATGTTCATGTGCCCATAAACATGCCCCCATAAAATTAAAGAACTTGTTTTAATGATTCCGAAGAATCGTTGCACAAATATACTACATTTATTTCCTCGTGTCAAGTATATTTATGTTTTTTTTTATTTTTTTTTTAATAATGAGCTTATCCTCGATTACGATGCATCTTTCTACACATCTTATTTCTTTTCTTATTTGCTCGTTTACCTTTTCGACCCTTCTTTTTATTTTTCTTACCGCCTGGGTAACCAGGTCCATAAGAAGCTTCAATACTATAACTTGTCTTCTCAGCAACAATACCATCATTGGCAAGGCTTGAAAAAGACATTAGTAGAAATAATGTAATAATGATTTTCATAACAATTTGTTTATTTATATATACATACAAATATACTACTTTTTTTCTAAACTTGCAATAATTTCTTTATTACACCCAATACAGATTATAAACTTCTCATTATCCAATACCATTACATTGGGCTTAGGGTATTCACAATTACAAAAATCAGTCTCATTAATGGTTGTTGGTTCGTGATTCATTAGAATACTTCCAATCCTTTTAACCTTACCCTTAAACTCATCTAGAGTTCCATTGTTCTCAATAATTATATCAGCACAACTCATATCAATGTTGAAGGAGGTGGATGGTTCGAGTGGAAGTCTTCCAGATGCGTCAACCCAAATAATTAGGTCGAATAGTCCTTGATTCATACATTCAGTAATCTCCCCATGGTCTCTCATACCAACATAACAATCCGCACGTTCAAGAATCCCCTTAGCTAGTCTTGCTCGGTCATCCTTGTTATAATCAAGGATTAACTCATACCATTCTTGCCTATGACCCTCTCGGTCTTCGAAACACTCTGCTGGTGTTGAATAGTTGTACTTGTCTTTAAGTGTATCGTAAATGAATATGTCAGCAGCTGCTTGTGATGATGATTGGAATTTAAGCCCGTAATATTCACCCATCAATTCTGCGAACGTATCCTTACCATGTCGCATATTCCCTAGTATCAAAAATTTTCTATTCATGATGCAAATATACTAAAAAATATAATACGGTGCAAAACTAAGAACGCCAACCGTCAAGGGTTAGCGTTTAAGTATCTCTATCACCCTAATCGGGCAACGAGTGTGTCCTATTTTTATACAAAAAATGGTAAAAAATTGTTGGGTTATGATATCGTGGACTATCGTTTCAACCACATCTGTCATTTTGATTCATAACCCAGTACCAAAAAAATCTAAGGGGAAGCTTTCGCTTCCCCTCGTTTAGTGGAGATGTAAGATATTGCTCCTTAATCATGCCTAATGCATGCATCTCCATTTGTAGCGGGAGCCCGACTCGAACGGACGACCTCAAGGTTATGAGCCTTGCGAGCTACCAACTGCTCCACCCCGCAATATGTGGGAGTAGATAGTATCGCTCTACCAATAAGACTTACATCTTATACTCCCATTTGCACTTCCTATCCCTCGGTATCGTATAGTGCTAACCGCTAAAGTACCCCACAATAGACTTACACTATTAGCTATCGTTACCATGACGATAGGTGGAGTATGATTCGCTGAAATCATTTAAATACTTCAACGTAATGTTGTCAGAAAGGGACTGTTTTTTTTTTTTTGAAAAAAGTTAATTGCTGAATCCTTTCTTTTAGTGGGGAGACTAGGACTTGAACCTTGACTTACCGAAGTCGTACTCGAATATTTCATAAAGAAGGAGGTTCTCTATGAAATAGTATTCTCTCTTATACTATCTCCCCAGTTGTTGATTAAGGTCAGAGGTCACCATTCTAGATGGAGTTCGAACATTGCTGTTACACACTTAGGACCCTTAGACCTTAATCAATTTTTTTAAGTCACAGAATAATGGTTTAGTGTTTTTTTTACATGGGTCTAGACACCATGGCGGTTTATTTTATGTGGAACCTATACTTAACCACTTCCTTTAGATTTTGTTTTACGGTTTGCCGTAATTATCCTTTTTGACTATATCTTAATTTTCAATGAACTATTTCGCTTAATAGAATACAAATATACTACATATATACTCACTTGTCAAGTAAAATTTCATTTTTCTTTGAAATTAATTTACTTTTCCTTGATTTTCAATGATTTATTATCCATTTCACCAACAATAATAAATATACCTTGTTTCTTATTTAGATAATAAACTACATTTAATACCTTATAATATTGGTGGGTTTCTTCAATCCAGACAATTTCATCATATCTAGGTATGTGTTTTAATTTTACACCTTGTTTAATTGGTTTCCAATCTTTATCAAGAATTGAAATACTCGTACGTTTAAATAAGTTTATCATACCTTAAATATAACATTTTTAATAAATTTGTCAACAATTAGACTTTATTTTCAATTAAAATGATATTTATTAGTATAAGATAATAAGTTTAACTAAAAAATATAAATTATGGGATGTGGATGCAAAAAGAAAAATAAGCCGAAGCCGAAACCAGCGGCAAATACTACTAATACTAGTAAATAACTTTAAAGGGTCTTAATTGACCCTTTTATTTTACCCCTCATTTTCTGATTCAGATTTATTTCCTCGAACTACTTTCACTACTTCTAAGAACTTACCACCAAATACATAACCACCGAATAATGTCATTGCATATTCTAATGCATCAACAATCATCTTAAAGTTTTCCATTTCTATTTCATCCTTTCTAATACCAGAGAAAGTAAGTATACCTAATGTAATATAATATGCTACCACAGACCAAAGAAGATAAACTCTACCTTGAGAATACTTTCCATTTTGTTTTAGAATATCTGTGAATAATTTAAATCTTTTTTTCTTTGACATAACGTTGTTTTTATGATAAATACCTTCGTAAACGTAAAAGTATAAAAACAACGAAGCCCCGCATTCTTGTCAATACGAGGCTTAATATTTCACTCCCAACTTGTGGGTGTGGAGCGTTAGCGTGGAGTTGGAGAGATTCGAACTCTCGTCTTGCTTACACATAAAGTGTTTTCTACATGCTTATCTAGTTTCTAATTCTAGCAAAGTTTACTAGTTCCCGATTTTACAAGTCGGTGTTTCTAATAAAAGTTATCTTGGATATATGTTTACTTCGTTTATCATTGAAGTTCGGTACGATACCAGTACCATGTGCTGTTTTAGGCTACAGCCATCTCTCCGTCAAGCACACCTATCGATGCGTTGTCAAGGAAATTTTCGGATACAGTTAAGTTTCCAGTTAAATTTGTGTCTCAGTTTTAACAGCTTGTCCACTTCGCTGTGCATGCTTACAAATCATGTTTTAATAAACAATCAAATGCCAGTCAACCCCATAAATTAAAGAACGTGTATCTTTTAAATATGTGCAAATATACTAAAAGTTTTATCTAATGTCAAGTTTTTTAATAAAAAAAGAGGAAAACTTTCGAATCCCTCTTTTATTGTGTTACTTCTTATTGTTATTTTTATTCTTATTTAATCGGTTAGTAATTGTTTACCACCCTTGATTATTGTTTTATTTAAGTTTTGTATTTTGGTGTCTAACTTATCACACCTAGAGTCTATGACCCTTCTTGTTTCTAAATCTGTATCATTGGTTGTTCGATATAAGTCATCAAACCTCTGATTCATTTCATTTGTTAAGCTATCTAAATCTGTATAATCAACCTTATTCTTCAACTTAAAGAACGCAACCACTATAGCCGTAACTATAGCAACAACACCCAATGTTGAAGCGACTGATATCAATATTAATATAATTGTTTCCATATATTTTTATTTTTTTTTATGGAAGTAACACAATTTTAATAATTATTCTATTCCCAAGTTACAGTTATCACCTCTTTACGAGTTACTTCGTTCCAATCTTCATCATAATGATAATTTTCACTACGTGTTAACATCCAAAAGAATAGGAAGTACTTCTTATCCGATTCTCTTTGTACAACAACATTATGACATTCCCCATCACAATCTCTACTTGGATAATCCTCAACGAAATTATAAGTCTCACCATTTATTTCCCAACTATCTTCACTTGTGAAGTCATCAATTTCTTCTTCACTTACCGTGAATCTTTCTCTTTCTTTTACCATAACTAATAATATAATGTAAGTGTATCTTTCTTTTGTTGTTTTGCCAATGCTATTGAATTGTTGGTTCCTCGGCTTTCACCATTCCAACAAGCAACAACTATATCAGCATCAGTTATTATTAATTCATTTCTAATGAAACCAGCAGCCTTTCCGTGTAGGTCCCAATCTGGAAGATGAATTATCTTTTTAAGACCTCTCTCGTCCGCATATCTAGCTCCAAGTGAATCAGCACCTATAGCACCACCACTTACGATGGTGTCAAATCCAGCACCAGCTAAAATTGAATCTAGGGTACGCTCAAGTCTCTTATAATCATCAAAGGTTCTACCCCCAACAACTGCGACCTTCATTAGATATTCTTTTTAACCTTATTCTTGATAATACCATCGATAATACCATACTTGAGTGCTTCATCAGCATCCAACCAATTATCTCTGTTACAATCAGCAATTACTTTCTTTTTGGTCTTACCAGTATAATCACCAAGCATATCAAATAACTTATCATTATACTTAACAGCTTGTTCAAGACTAATCTTCATATCTTCAACATGACCTCGTGCACCAGATGAAACTTGGTGAAGCATCACAACTGAATTTGGTAAAGAGAAACGTTTCCCCTTCTCACCATTACCTAATAGAATTGAACCCATTGATGCAGCCATACCAAAGTTAATTGTTGAGACATCGGAAGCAATATAGTTCATGGTATCTACCATTGATAGTCCAGACTTGACCGACCCACCAGGTGAATCTACATGCATCTTAATATCAGTCTCATCAACATTATCTAAGAACATAAGCTGTGCTGAAACAACATTACTCATTTGGTCATTAACTGGTCCAGCAACCCAAAGGATTCTATCCATCATCATTCGTGAAAAGATATCCATTTGAGTCATATTCATTTGACGTTCCTCAATAATGTAAGGTGTCATATTTCCTTGAATACCATAATTAGCTTGTGTCATCACATTCGAGTATAACGTCTCTTGTACCTTCTCCCAATCATGGAATTGGAGACCGCTAATACCCATATGTTTTATTGCGTAGTCTTTAAATTCTGAATAAAAATCTATCATATTTTTTTTTCTTTTTTAAGCCGTAGCTTCTTCCTCCTTAGCTTCTTTTAATGAATTGAAAGCAGCTTTGATTATTGTAAGTGTGTCAAGGTAAAGTTTGTCACCAAATTTACTAATAACTCCAGAGTGACCCATAACATCTGGTTTGTTAATCTTAACCGTATCCTTTTCATAGTTGTATTCAACATATGCTAATGCTTCTTCCACAATTATCATTTGTTGAACCTCGTCAAGCATTTCAAATACCTCTTCATTGATAAAGATTTTAATATCAACACCAGTTCTGTGTTTTTCGTAATCGTTGGTCTTCGCTACCTTGAAAATTTCCCTAAGTTTGTTGTTAGTGATGATATCAAAAGTTAATACTTTGTCTAACTCTGTAAAATCAATAACTGTTTTGAATACTGATTTTGTACTGTCAAATGGTTCTTCGAATTTTGCCATAATTTTTCTTTTTTGTTTTAAATATTAGATTACAAATATACACCTAATATGCTTACTGTGCAACCTTATTTTGGATATCCTGTAATTTTTCTAGCAATTCTTTTTCCTCATCACTCACTTCTGTTGGTACTGAGACACTTAGAATTATTATCATATCACCTCGCTGTCCATTTGAATGTAAAATATTCATTCCCTTGTTAGGAATTCTAAGATTATCATCAACATTGCTATATGGTGGAATAGTTGCTCGTATCTTACCACCCTCTATGGTTTCAATCTCAATCTTATCACCTAATACTAATTGTGTATAACTTAATTTTAAATTAACCTTCAAGTCATTACCACTTCTAATAAATGTGTTGTGAGATAATTGTGTTAATACAACCATTACATCACCATTGTGACCATTAGGTGTTTCATGACCACCACCTTCGGATATTATTTGCATTCCATCCATAACTCCAGATGGTATGTCAACTTCAAGTGTGTTTGTTTTACTAATCGTTTTAGCACCCTTACAGTTCTTACATATATCTGATATCATCTCACCAGTACCTCTACAGCTTTGACATGTACTTTGTTCTTGAAACATTTGGTTACCCATCCTTATGTTTCTAAACATCATTCCAGAACCCTTGCAGACACCACAACCTTTTACGTTATGACCACCCTTACCATTACAAGGTTTACAAACAACTTGTTTAGCATACTTTAATGTTTTTTTAGCACCACTAAACATTTCTTCAAGTGACATCTTAAGATTCAATCTAAGACTTTCACCCTTCCTAACTTGTTGTCGTTGGTTGCCGAACATCTCACGCATCATATCTTCCATGTCTTGCCTACCCTTAACTCTCTGAGCACCTTGGTGACCGAATCTATCATAGTTATTCTTCTTATCCTTATCACTTAAGGTTTCGTAGGCTTCTGCGGCTTCTCTGAATACTTCCTCAGCTGCTTTGTCGTCTGGTTTAACGTCTGGATGATTCTCCTTAGCTATTGTTCTATAAGCTTTTTTAATTTCCTTTTCTGATGCAGTTTTACTTACACCTAATACTTCATAATAATCTCTTTTCGCCATGCAGTTTATCTTTTTTTTAATTTACGTATATTTAAGGAATAAATAAAGACTAACATGGTATATAGAGTCATTTTATTGAGAAATGGAGAGTATAAGAAGACAATTCATCGTTGTAAGACGAAAGATACCTCTTTTATTAACTATCAATCCATTAAACTGGAGAATGAAAGTGTTATCTTCCCTAGGAAGTATATCAATAGCAACGGAATTCGCCCCGTAACGTACAAAATATGCGTTGTAAAGGACTTTGAGGAAGAAGACAAGGAAAGAACACTCCGAGATGATTACGGGCGTGTATACAAAGAAAAAACCCTATTCGGGATATGGACAGTATTAGCTTCATGTGAATACAACTACGAAGAAACATTCTGGTTGTATGGTCACAACCCAATACACGATAGAAAAACCATAGCAGATATAATGAGACCACTAATGAAGGGTGCTCATAGAGCTAAGTATGCAAAGCAAATTATTGTTGTACACAATAAGTTATTGATTCACAGTGAGGAAGAGTTTAATATGGTTGTTTGTAAGAATAAGCGTGATGCTCAAAGACTTCACCATGCATTGCATGATGCCGCAAAGAAGAATAGTGTCAAGAGTCTTATCTTTATGGGTACTGCTAGTCCAGCTACCGTATCAAGGATGTATGATGTAATTCTAGAAAATACGGATTGGTCAATAGAAAAGATTCGTAGAACTTCTACAAAACCCTAACTTAAGTCTTGTTCATCTTGAAGATAATTCTCCAAGTTCTTTATAATAATACCAAGTCGCTTGTAATCTTCACTATCTTTACCACCAGCACGTAGCTCAAGTAGTAATTCGTCAACTCTATAGAGTAGAGCCAGTAATTGATGTTCCTTCTGATTCTTATCACTCATAATTATCTACTATTATACAACCAATTAATTTAGAGTTGAATTCTGTGTTCTCATCGATAGTAAAATCACTTGTAGGTATGAATGTTACGGTAGCCATCTCACCATCAGCAATACCTACAGTTGTCTTAGGAATCGATTTAACCTTATTCCATGTTGATTGATAGATAAATACTTCATTTAAGTATAGATTTTCATCATACTCAACCATGTATCGACCAAGTATATCACCATCCTTATAATACTCTAAAGTCTCAAATAACTTTTTTAAGTGTGGGTGTGTTTTTATTATCTTAGCTGGACCAGTTAATGTTGCTTGGGATATTTGTGCAGAAATTTGATTAATCTTAGTAATCAATGTTTGGTTCCATTCCTTTTGAAAAATAGTAATATCCTTTACCTTATATTGCTCTAACCCATTGTAATCCCATCTAAGAGTCCACGCACAATTCTCCATTAACATTTTAGCGTTTTCTTCTACTTTAGATATAATACTATAACCATCAAGAATTTCTATAACCTTATCAATGGCATCATAGTCATTCGTTTCAGTGTTAACAATGTCAAGAATAGTTTTTGCTAAATCCCTATTCTCCATCGTCTTCCCTAGGTTCTATTTCTATTTCGTTAGCTGGGTCATTCTTACCTTCGTCAGCACCTTGACCTATGTCAAAGTTCTTTGTAAGGTCTTGGACAAGTTTATTGACTTGTTCCATATCAGCATCCTTAACCATTATTGGGTTGATACATTCGATTCTCTCAATACCATCTGTTGGAACGAAGAACGCCATTGCGTTAGCGTCTCGTTTTGCAATTGCATCATTTATTGATATTGCTATCTGACCCATCATTTCTGTTTGCATTAATTCTCTATCCATATAGAAAACTAAAATCAAAGGGTATCCCTTTTTTGTGATTTGTTTCTCTTTCATTCTTAGTTTATTAAATCATTAGCACCATCAAAATATTTATTAAGTGATACTCTTAGTTTATTATACTCATCATACTCATCTAATAGTGTAGCTCTTTCTTTAATATTAACCATTGTGTTTAATTCAAACATCTCACCTCTTGTAAGTGGTTTCTTTGGGTTTCTAGATTTAACATTACCGCTCTTATCAATATAAATTTCTCTATCACCAAGCATAAACCCACTATTTACGGATAAGTAGTTAGAAAGGTTATTCATAGTTATATTAGCATGTCCTGTACCACAAACAGTACCAATCATAACACTATTATTCCCACCACCTATTACTGTAGTATTTGAAGTGAGTAACGTTTTTAATTCTTCTTCTGTAAAGACATCTTTTTCTGACTTAGAGAACTTTGTTGATAACTCGACGTATCGAGCCATTTTTTTCATAATTTCTTTTTCCATTATATTCTTGTATTTGCAATTCCAGCTGGTTCTAAGTAATCTTCATATGATACTTCTTCAACAATTGTTGTGACATCAAACCGCTCCTTATTTTCTTCCCAATTATCTGGCAAGAAGTATTCTATTAATAACCTACCAACTATATCATTCTTAGCGGCTATACCGTAAACAATTTCACATGATAGTGGTCTACCAGTATCATCCATTAAATAAACCATAAACTCTTCAACCATCTTTTCATCTTTAAATGGTGGTGTTGTTCCCCTTAATTCATCCGTTTGTTTAACTACTATTTTCATCTATAATTCATTATTTTTATATTATAGTTAAATCTAAGTAATTTTTATTATAGTGTAAAGGTTTAGGGAATAAAAAAAGCCTCAATAAAGAGGCTTAATTTAAGTTTGTGATACAGAATGTGGGGGCATTTAGTTCTAACCCAGTAGAGAACGTACAATTGGTATGCTGAAATCGATATCAATTTCGAATAAATGTGGTCCCGTACAGTTGACCCATTTCTTTCTGTTATGTAGCTATTTATATTTGTTTTAAGATTGCAGTAATCATTCTTAAAATCACAAAACACAAATGGGGTAGCCGAAGCCACCCCAAATATTATATAGTTATATCCTCGTAACGAGCAGAGCTAATTACGTTCATCATCATACTGTAAGGAGTCATGTCCTTACCAGCCAACAAACTAGTCAATAATGCTGGACTGAATCCAGACACCAATGCTGTTCCGTTTTTATCGAACTGAACTGGCTTGTTCTTATCTCCACGAGATTGAAGGTTCCAATATACAATCTTAGGCATCACGTACCCAGCTTCTGCATACTTATCCTCAATCATAGATTGAGCCGAAGCATTCCATCTTGGGTGTGATTCACCCCATCCCGCTCTTGTTGCAGAGTCAAATTCCATATCTGACAATATAATCATCATTGTTGGCATTTCATCAGCAGAAACGTTGTTTGCTATTGCCTTATTTAACATCAATCCGAATGCGGCTTCTATGTTAGTAGAACCACCCCATTTAGAGCTATGCATTTGAGTATATCTTTCAGAAAGTGTACCCTTAACCACTTCCAATGTTGGATTGGAGTGGAATGTAATGAACGCATCCTTGAATGGTCCAACATTTCTCTCTGACATGTATAATCCCAATGAGATTGCCACATCCATACATGATATATTGGAGTTTCCACCAGCTGGAGTTTGCATTGAACCAGATACATCAACTAGAGGTAATATTCTCTCGTTGCTACCTTCCATGTAGTTAGGTAACGCATTCCATTGTGTGTCAGCACCATTCTTAGAACCGTTTCTCATGTTCTTAACAATATCATATGGGTATACCGCACCAGCGTTAATTTTTTCCTCACCATTGTCAACTGCATTAAGATACATTGTGAATCTTTCGTAATCATTCTTACCGAATGCTTTCATGTAATCAGACATAGCCTTTGATGGAATCTTACCGTACTCGATAGAACCGAAGTCCTTTGAACACATAAGCGTTTCAACAACGTTAGTGTTTTCAACTAACAATGTTCTATAAGCCTTTGGTGTAAGGTCCATATGCTTTCTAAGAGCAGAAGCCCATCTCTTATTTTCTCTGTTTCCACCGTTAGGTCTTGGCATCCACTTAGCACAAAGTCCGTTCCCTTCGTTAAGTGCATTAGCAATAAGATTTAATGCGTCAGTCTCCAATGGAGTACCAACCAATACTAGAAGGTCATCCCATCTCCCGAATTCAGAGATAAGTGATAAGTTCTTTCTAAGAACTTCCTTGTGCTTAGAACTTGCTAAGTAAGTAATGATATCCTTAAAGATTTGTCTCTCTCCAGCACCACCACGTACGTCTCTAGCCCAGAACAACAACTTTGTTGCTGTAAGTGCATCTTCTGCGTAAGCTTTCGTGAATGTGTTTATAAGACGAGTCTTATCTTGACCTCTCATAGCACCTATGGTGAAGAACATGTCTACACACATATTTAATGATGTTGAGTTAGTAGTCATCCCATTTTCTGTAAGGGAATCGTTAGTTCTGATTGCATCAATCAATTTTGACATAGTGTTTGGTTTTTAAAATTAAACTTAGTTATCTAATTTCAGCGACTGCAAATATACTACATTTAAATCCTCTTGTCAAGCAAAATCTAAATTATTTTTATTTTTTTTCCGTAAAGGCAGATTCTCCATTGTATTTCTTGCAGATTTTCTTTTCAAATTTTAGAATATCGTCAGCAATTTTCTCACGTTCACCGTGTGGTATGCATGACGCTATATGTCTAACATTATCTAGGGCTTTATCTAAAAATACCCAATCTATATCCATTCCCATATCTTATATTTTTTTATCCTACTGCATATGCTTGAAATTTCTTATAACCCAATTGTTGGACCATTTCCTTTTCTTCTTCACTAAGAGTTTCATACCATATCTCAGCTTTCTTGAAGATAATGTCTTCACGAGCCCATCTTTCTTCGTTTTCTTTCTTCTCTTTCGCTATTCGATTGATGGTTTCCTCAGTCTGATGGTCACATCTAATACCATAAGTGTGAAGCCTCATAGGGTTAATATCTTCAACAACTAATTTTTCTTTTGCATTGATTGTTGTTAGTATAACCTCTGCTATTTCTCTTCCCACAATGAACCCATTCATTATCTTCATCAATCTGATTTGATTATTAGGTGGTTCTGGTTCGAAGTATATATTTGTTAAATGATATTTCATCTTTATATTTTTGTAAAGAAGGTTAATATTGTATTTCCCTCGTTCTGAATGTCTTGAAACTGAACGTTGTTAATCTCCCCATCACCAATGAATGTCTGACCAACCTCTCCACTGTAGTGACTACCACCCATTGGGAAAAAGAAATATAATGATAAGTCATAGTTGTTGGATAATGGCAACGAATTCAATTGGTATGTTCTAACAGCACCACTATTGATAGTGTATTCATTGTTAGATACAAAGGCTATTGTATCATAAGGATATTCTGTTGCGAATGCTGATACATACTTAGTTAATACCCAAGTTGTACCTACAAGGTCGTTGGAAACCGTACCAGTTGATGGAAGTGTTCCACCATAGGTATATTCCGTTGTTGGAAGGTTATCCACTGGCTCTAATTCTTGACTATATTGTCCGAAGTCTTCCTTCTCACAAGAAGCGAATACTAAGATTACTGATACTGCAAATAATAACTTTTTCATATTGTTTATTTAATTGGTTAAAACAAATATAAGTAATTTATTTCGTTATTCCTAATTATTTGGTAATAAATGTCCTTTATTTTTACACCACGTCTCAACATATTGGTCTCGATGATAACGTGTCTTCCCATATTCTAGTAGCCCCTCACCATGTTTCTTACAGTAATAACCCTTGCTACCACTAAAGTTATAATGTGGATGTAATTCATGTACTTTCGTCATGTATTCATCTCTACGGTACTTAGCTACAATTGCAGCTGCCGCTATTGATAAATATGTATTATCACCCTTAACTACTGTTTCATATGGTATATCACCAATTCTTGGGTGTTCAACCCATTCACGACCATCAATCAATAATTTCTCAACGTGTGGTAAGTTGTCTATACATGTATGCATCGATTTCCAAATTGCATCATTGATACCTAACTCGTTTATTACCTTTGCTGATTGTGCGTCACAATGAACAGCTATTGCATTCTCCATGATTAGGTCGTAAGCCTTTTGCATCTTCGGTCTTGACTTGCAGATGAGCTTTGAATCGACTATTAGTTCTGATTCGAAGTCTGGTGGTAGTATCACTGCGGCAGTTACAACTGGTCCAGCGAATGAACCTCTACCAACCTCATCTAAACCAGCTACTTGTTTTAGGTTATGTTCTCTTGCGTAATTCTTAAGCATCTTTATTTATTTTTTTATTTAAAAAATCAAGTCTATTTTGTATTTTTGATGTGGGATAACCCTTTTTACTTTTCTTTGGTAGTTTATTAACAATACCATACTTTACTGCTGTACGCATAGTCATGCTAGTTATATGCCAACCACCACAACCCTTACATAGATAGGTGCGTTTAATGTCTTCATACTTATTTAAAGTACGAGATGCTGCGGCTTCACTAGGGTAAGTATATTTACCAGCTTCTTTGCAATGTGTATTTCTGTGTTTGGATTTAGACATCTTCATAAACACAAAGATAAGGAAAATAAATCAATTATCCAAATCTTCGTACACTAATTTTCCACCTTCCTTGATAATCTTAACAATAAATCCATCAACTTCAACCTCTATAATGTCTTGATGTGTAAACTCAGCATTTCTATCATTGGTCTTGTAGAATAGGTGTTCATCCAACTTTTCATGATTCTCAGCTGGTAGTTCATAGAACATTATAAGACCATCTTTTTTGATGTTCTCATTATTAACCAATTCTGAAAATATTTCAATTAAATCCTCGTATGTCATTTTTAGAATTTTGAATACAATCTTATTAAGAAGTTCTTAAACCTCTTCATTCTTGTTGGTTTGTTGATTTTAACACCATAACCACCTTTGTTCATGATGTCAGCACCCATACCATTCTTCATTTCTTGAATGAATTTATTCTTTTTGATATCACTACTCTTCTTATCACCAAGTATTTGGTTGCGAATAGTATCAACAGTTTCTATCCTTTCACCTTGTTCCTCACTTTCTAAGTGATTGATAAAGTTGGTTGTGCTTTCCTTAGCCTTAGCTAGAACTTCATCCAATTCAATTCTCCCTTCTAAATTTGGTTTTTTCATAATTAATCTCCTTCAAAGTATTCAACTAAAACATTAAATGCGTATACACCACCAGATGTCAACACACCGTCGAGGAATAATACCCACCAATAATTTTCAATACTACCCATTGGAGTTTCAACCCCGTAATGTTGGAATAATGCGGAAAGTCCGAACCCTACCCATGTTGGTAGGCACATCATACAAGTGAATAATTTATATAGACTCAGTGGTCCAGTTCCTAATTTTGATAATCCGTTTCTAAACCATTGAAAGTTTGAACCGTATACTACGATGTTTGAAAACCCATAGGCACATAAAATGAATATAATTAAATTTGTCATAATCTTAGTAACTTCCTATTTTTTCTTCTTCACATGCTGGACATACTTCATCCCCAACACATTTACAGACCACATTTTGTGGTGCCACTATTTCCTCTAATTGAACTTGGTTCTTAGCACCCTTTTTAGCTGGTAAATCAATTTGTTTACCATTCACATTCTTTCTTACCGCTGGTTCTTCCTTAGGTGTTAAATCAACTTTATTGAAGTCCTCTTCAATCTCCCCTGTATCTTCCTCTGATAATGGTGGGATTATTTCACCGTTAGGGGCTCTTCTCACATTTGGTTCGTCAACAACTACCTCTGGTTGTGGGGTTGTTACTACTGCTGGTTGTGGAGTTGTAACTACCTCTGGTTGTGGAGTTGTAACTACCTCTGGTTGTGGGGTTAATGGAATATCTACACTGAAATCAATATCAACTACATCTTCAACATCTGCTTCCATATCCTTGATTAACTTCTCACCACTTAAAACAAATGACATACCTTGTAATTTAGATAATGGATTCTTTTTAAATAACTCTGCTAATTCTTTAGCCTTAACCTTCAATAATGCATGTTTCTTTTCTCTTTCAATGTTGAGTCCAATAACTTTCTCCACATAGTCTAGGATTTCGTCTAAACCTAAGTCTTCTCGTTGTGTGAAAAACATGTGGTAGTTTAACTCATCACCCTTACCTTTCGTACTCTCAATTATTTCTGATTTTGGAACAGCCCACCCATCTTTAAAGACAGCATCAACTATTGACATCCCGTTTTGGAATCTAACCCCAATTACGTATGGTTGTAATGAATTTAACCTATTTTGTATATTTGACATAAAACTTTTTTTCTTTTTGTGGTTCTCACGAGATAGTAACTCCCGTAAAGAACACACTTATTACATAGCCAATAGATAATCCTAATAAAATTAACGATAACCTATTTAATCTATACTTCTCTGGTCTTTCATCGTTGGATTTGATGAAAGAACCTATTAAGAAGAACGTACACCTACCAATATTCAATATGGATAGGAAGAGTAAGATATATAGTATTTTATTTATTATCTCTATTGTCATATTCTTACTTTTTCATTGCTGAAATTTCTTTTCGAAATTCTTGAGCTACATCCTTAACTGATTGTAACATCTTTCTTACTCTAACACCAGCGGCTTTGTTTCCGTTAGCTGTTTTTTCTACATCTGATGTAGCTTCTTCTAGTAAACTCTTTAATTGTTCAAATTTTTCCATTTTTATTGTTTTTTATCTTCATTAGTTTCATCAGTTGGTTTGATTAAATTTTCAAATACCCCAAATGATGATTCGGTTAGTGTTATCTTGTTTAATAACCCTTTTATCATAACAACCTTCTTACTTGTCTCCAAGCTCTTATCATTTATAACTCTTTCAAGTTCTTGTTCAGCTATTAATTTTTCAGTTGTTAATGTGCTTTTTATAATATCGAATAATCTCATATCTTAAGTATATAACTTTATTTTTTATAAATAAATACTAAAACCCTCTTTTTTACACTTAATCAAGTGATTCTTCAAATAAATTGTAAAGTTTGATGAATATTTCGATGTCAGAACGGGTCTTATTTGATGAATATGAAAATATGTATTTCCAAACCTTAAGTAGGTAACCACCATTCAATTCTTCCTCTACTTTATCTCCAACTTTATAGAATGTTTCAATAATATCTTGTTTTATATAATCGTATAATTTTTTTGAGTTATTGAAGTTGATTCCCTCATCACTAAAATTATCCATGTTCTTAGACCAACACCAATCGAAATGTTCTACCCTCTGCTTTGAAGTAGTGATTTCATCACCCATATACGTGTTAAGTATAAGCCCAATTAAACTCTGAATAAAGTCACTATACAGTTGGCAACGTTCAAAATTAACGTTGTTCGCACTGTATAATACATCTATACTGGTTTTACTTAGTGGTGTGTTGATATAACTCAAAAACTCAAGTGATTTTTTAGTATTGTCTGTCATATGATTAATATAACAAATATTAGTTGAAAATAAAGTCTTATAGTGATTTTAACATCTCTATTAATTCTGGTTGTGGGAAACAATCAAATTTATCCTTTCTTACATTGGTGTGAGTCCACATACCGTACTCCTTTGCATTATAAGCGTCTTTGTTAAACCCAAATGCCTCTGCTGGTGTCTTTGTCTCTAATTCTTCAATAAGTCCCTTGGTAATATCTATCGTAGGGTAGATATCTTTAATGTGAAGAATTAATAATCTAAGACTTTCAATTTGAGCGTCAGAATATTTATGCCAATATTGGTGATTTCTAAATTTGTAACCTAAATCACATACTTGGTCCTCTGGAACCACTGTGTTTACATATGTGTAAAATTTACCATTCTTTTTTGTAACATAACCAAAGTTGTTAAGTTCAATACCAACAGAATACTTTGATGCGTTGAAGCCACCAACTTTACCTAAGTGCCACCCAATATAATTATCTGGGAAACATTGTACAACCGTACCGTCATGTTTAGAGTCACCCTTGATGTTAAATCCACCAACAACATATTGTGTTGCAACACGACCTCTCTTATCTCTATTCCAATGACCAATAGTAGCGTATGGGTTATCCCAACCAGCGGTGTGGTGTATGAATAAGTTTTTAGGTTTTATCTTACCGTAATCCATAACGAATTCATCTGAATCTAAGTAAGCTCTGTCTATTGTTAGACCATCTTTTGATTCGTAAGAACCTCTATAATCTAATTTGTTGTCAGTATCGTTAACAACCTCATCAGTATCTAAACCACCTCTATCTGTGTCAATACCTTCTAACAAATAACCATAAGTCTCTGGTCCTACTTCACCATCTACTTTAATATTCTTAGCTTTTTGAAATTTTCTTACTGCTGTATCAGTAATGGTCCCGAAATAGAATGTGAATTTATGATATACCCAAAATCCATGTGTATCTAATAAGGTTTGAACCTCTTTTACTTGTCTACTGTTGTCACCTATTTTTAATAACATATTTATTGTTGTTTTTTTATAACTTAGTTAACTATAAATACATTTTTTTTACTAAAAATTAGGTTTATTGATATATTATCCGTATATTTATAGAAAATAAAGAGATATGGTTACAATTATCAAAATTGACAAGGTTGACGGTAAAGGATGGGTATTCGAAATTAACGAAGCTTTTAATGATGTACATGGATTTGATATCTTTGATTGTATATTAGTTAAAGAAACTGATTGTGGTAATTACGAGAACTTATTCTTGTTTATGAATACATACCAAGTAAATACCTTTATTGGATTGTTATTGGAGCGAAATATGAGTTGTCATTCTAAAGTGGACTTCACTAATGAGATGGTTAACATCATCAATAGTAATAAAGTTGCAGAATTCAAATCAACATTTAATGGTATGGACGACTTCGATGATATTATTGATGTATTTACACTTAATAATATTGATAAAGATATGGTTTTAGATAAAATCTCTTCTTTGGGGTCCACAGCATTGACTGAAAATGATTATGTAATTTTAAGAGCATAAAAAAAGCCCCTATTTCTAGGAGCTTTTATTATTTATATTATTTTATTATGATTGTCTTCCTTTGAAAGTACCACCTTTAACCATTCTATAGATTTCATTTCTAAAGCTTGTTAACATACCACCAGTGATTTCATTTTCCTTAGCATATTGGTTAGCTAAGTTAGATAACTGCTTACTAGCATTATTATCACCACCTTTAGCTGCATCAAATAAGGCTTTGTTATCTCTAATGAAAATCTTTTCGTGACTTCTAAATGTATCACCAAAAGCTTCATCGATTTCACCTTCAACAACTTCTTCTGTTTCAGTGATTTCTTCACCTTCAACAACTTCGTCTTTTTCCATGATATGTGTATCATGTCCTTCACCTCTAGGGTCACCCTTAGCAGACTTTCCAATATCAGTACCTAAATCATCACCAGCTGGCATTGATTGAGTAACTTCACCCTCAGAAAGAGTATAGATTGTTGGTGAATCAAAATCAAATGATTCATTTACATCTTCTGTCTCAGTAATTTCTTCTGATTCAACAACTTCTTCTGATTCAGTTACTTCTTCACTTTCCGTTACTTCTTCTGTTTCAGTAATTTCTTCTGATTCAGCTACAGTATCATCTTCTTCCATGATGTGTTTATCGTGACCAGCACCTCTAACGATACCGTCAGCAGTTTTACCAATCTTAGTATCATCACCAGCAGCAGCGATATCTGGATTCTCACCCGTTGATTCGTTTACATCTTCTGATTCAGTTACTTCTTCACTTTCCGTTACTTCTTCCGATTCTTCTAAGTTACCTTCACCTAAGTTACCCTCACCTGTGAATCCGTAACCAGCACCAGCAGCACCAGCAACATCTTCGTTGATTGTTTCTTTATCAGACTTAACATCTTCATTAAGTAAAGATGATGTAAGGTTCATCATATCTCTGAAAGATGAATCTTCATTCATTCTATCCTTAGATGATGGTGTACCTAAAGTATCCTCAGCTTTGAAACCCATAAGGTGTTTCATTTGTTGGATGTCTTCGTTCATCATGTTCTTATCAGATGCCATTAATACAACAGCACTACCTTCTGTTAGGGAACCTTCCCATCTAACTTTATAACTCTCGTTACCGTCAGTCATTTCAAACACCTTATTATCCACTTTGTATGTTTCTGGAATTAATGTAAGTGCTTTCCCTACACCGTTGAACGGCTTCTTAAAGTTTAATCGTTTCATTTTTATTTTTTTATTTATTGATTCTTTATTTGAATTTTTATTTTCAGTTGCTAACTTAGTTTTAACCTTACCTTTAGGAACATACCCTACAGCATCTTCTTGTGGTCTAGCGTCCTTCTTAGACACTGCTTTAGCATTCTTTACTATTCTTTTACCAAGATTATCTTTGTGGTTACCAGAGGCACCCCAAACTTCCTCAGTGTTTCCGTTACCAGCACCTGTAGCTGGGTCCCATTCACCTTCGTGAGTTTCATTACCCATTTTAGAACTACCCTCAAGAGCTTCGATTGCTCTTTCTTTGAATTTCTTACTAGGGTCATTATCATATTGAATTTGGTCCATCCCATTAGGATTAACATCCATTTCTTCTGAATCTACCTTTTCTAAGTCCTTCTCTTTGATTGAATCATTATCACCCGTAGATGCTTTATCATATTCACCCATTTTTTTGGATACTTCTTTATAGTAATCATTGTTTACACTCTTCTCCTTTGTTTGAACCTTTTCAGTTGACGTAAGACCAACTGGTTTCTTACTAGCCTCTACAAGTGAGTTCAAGTGTGTTTTAATTTTATTTCTGTCCATATTACTATACGTTTAATAATAAATATCTTTATTTTTAGTAAAGTTTATATTGTTTACTTAATTTTATTTTCTATAAGTCCCTTAACCTCATCAATAGTTCGACCAGTTGCCATAGATATCTCTAAATACAGTGCATTATCTGAAATTACTGAGTTCTTACTAGTCTTAGTTTTTACGACATTGTCAACAGCACCAACAGAACAACCCCCGTTTTGTGCAACCTTATTATTGTTTAGTTTAACACAGTCATCAAACTCCACAAATTCTCCCTTAGGATATTGAGTGTCTGTCTTAGCATCTTCCTTTATACCTTTCTTAGCCATCTTATTACCAGCAGTCCAAAACTCACCACCATCTCCCATTGGGACATCGAATGCGAAGGTTCCAGAATCACCACCAGCAGATGTAACTGTTGTTGCTTCACCTAACGGTAAAGAATCAAAGTGATTAATAAATTGTGCAAGACTTCTAAGGTATTGTTTGAATTTAGTCATCTCATCGTGATTACCAGCCATAATACTCTCAGCAACTTGAAGACTCTTTACTATAAACATTATTACTGGATTCCATTCTTCGTTGTTTAAAGATTGAATAAGGTCAACAACACGTTTTAACTCACCCTCAAATGAGAACCATTCAGCAACATCTATATTACCATCAACAGTTAATTGTTTAAGTGTATTTAATATATCTTCTTTTGTAGTTTGGTCTTCCATTTCACCATCAGTAATCATATTCATTTCAGAACTTACATTACCCTTATGTATTGGTGCTGGTGAACCACCCATCTTACCAACAAACGCACCCGATGAACCAGCAGCAGCTGTAACTTCTTCAAGATTGATTGATGTAAGTATCTTATTTAATTTTGCACCTTCTTCACCACCAATATAGTTGGCAAATGATATTAAGTCTGTTGCTAAGTCTTGAGTGATAAGTGACATGTCAATACCATTCTCATAATCACCTAATCCCTTACCGAAACTTAAGTGGTCTATATTGTTATTAACATATGCATTGACAATATCACCATTTAATGACCAATCACCATATTCAACATTGGCAAATCCATCTTCATCTTGTCCCATGTCCATAGCTTCTCTGTCAGCATATTCTGCGTATTCATCATTATCCGTTGAAGTGACGTTGAATGCGAAGTATTGTCCATCCTTGGTAAATATAGCAACATCATCACTAAACCATACAAGATTATATGGTGATGATTCTGGTCTAATACCTCTTTCAGTATTATCTACTTGATTTGCTGGGTGGTCTGGATGTCCATCGAACCAATCAGCCTCACCGATAGGCTTTGCAGCTTCGGCTTCTCTTCTTTCTAATTCTTCTTTTTTCTTTTGTGCGATAACAGCCAATAACTCTTCACGAGTCTTACCAGTTTTCTTTGGTTCTGATACTTGTTGTTTAAGTGACTTAGCAATATCCGCTTGAGTTGTCTCAGCAACTTCTGGTTCTTCCTCTTTAGGTTGGTGCTTGTCGTTTATCATCTTTTCTAATAACTTACCAACAATTTTAACGTTCTTGATTGGTTCATCAACAAACTTTGTAAGTCTATAACCACCATCAACACTTTTGATAAGGTCTAACTTTGTAAGCATTTGAACCATCTCGTCCCATGTAAGACCAACTTGATTCCAAAATGGGTCAAGACCTTCCTTAGAAGGATTTGTATATAATTTTTTAATAAATTCTAGAACATGTGGTGCTAATTCAGACCATTCAACACCTACTATAACAGCACCCATTGGTGGATGTTCGTTTTCAGTCTTAATCCCCTCAAGACCTTTAGTCTCAGCTTTAAATGCTTTACTTACTTTTAAAGCTGGTGATTGACTAGGTGGTATACTTTCTTGTAATTTAGCACCAACCTTGTCTAACATACCCTTTTGGTCTTCTGTAATCTTAATCTTTTTCATTAGGTCTTTTGATTTTTTAACTGAGATTGCCACATACCTCTTCTAGTCCATAGCGTTTTATATAATTGAGTTATTACATTCTTGGTAATATCAACAACCTTTTTCTCTAGTTCCTTTTCGTTCTTAATTCTATCTCTTACAATTCGTTCAACCTTACCTCTGAATTCAGCTGAATCCATATAATTACCGATTTGTTTTTTAACATCAGACTTAGTTAGCTCTTCGTTTATATTATCAATCGATTTCTTGTCGTGGTCTTTTGACCAACAACTAGAACAAAGACCACCCTCATTTAACGCTGGGGTTATTGGTCCTAATTTATCACATTCCGAACAAATAGCTAGTCTCATCTTTAGTTTTTATATAAATATGTTCTCACAACTAAAAAAAGCCCCTATGGGCTCCTTTTAGAATAACAACTTAGCTGTCTTAGGTTGAAGCCTTAATAAGCACTTCAAAAGTTTAGTTGGTTTCTCTTCATAATCTAACCTATCAAAATTAAGTGTTAAAATCTTACAACCCCTAATTTCCCACTTTTCAATGGTTACCCCAGTTGGGTCTAATATACATAAATCATAATCAATCCTTTTGCCAGATTCTAATATTTTATAGAGTTTCTGTGCTGTTGATGGTCCAATTGGGTCCATCATTGTCATGTGTAACTCATCAACTTCATATCGTTTCCAGAATTTCCAAAATTTTGTCCTTTTGAATGTTGGTCTTTCAGTTGAGTGAATAATCCACTCATCTATTCTATCTGCGTCTTTTGATGGTCGAACAAGTAACATGTTCACTTCCTCATTGTTATTTTTTGGTAGTAATTCAACCACCCACCTATTTCCCATTTTCGGTTCGTAGGGTATTCTAACTTCTCTAATTAAATCAGCCATAATATTGTTTTAAAACTTGTTATGACTATAAATAGATTAATTTGTGTTTTTTATTACTTTGCTACTATAAATAATGTTATGATTGGTAGTACCACCGCACTTGTAAAGCCGATTACCTTTAGAACCTTCTGTTTCCTAATTTCCTTCTTTTGTTGTTTGATGATATCATCCTTTAATAACATCTCAGTATCCTTGTTCTCAATTACTTGTTCTAGATTACTAAGCATAGTCTCTAAATTGTCATTTGTCCTACTTAATTTAGATAATATAATCTTTTGTAGTGTTATAGTTTGCGTATTAAGGCTGTCACGTTCCATATAAACAGTTAATAGACTGTCAGTATACTCATACTCCAAAACATCATTTAAAAGGATTCTAGCGTCCTCATATGGCATTGTAACAAGTGTATCACCGTTGGGTGCTATTGTTACCTTTACTCTATCGTCTGTTGAGGTATTCTGTGAGTGACTCTGAAATCCCATCAGCGTCAAGACCATCAACATGAGTAGATACTTTATTTTTTTCATCTTCTAAAACTTTAATTCTTTCGTTAGTTGCATCCATTTTGATTTCGGTTTCAGCAATCACAATCATGATTCTATCAACCTCACCATCTAATACTTTATTTGCCAAACTAAGGCTATCATTCTCATTGAATAATAACCTATTTTCCTCATGTAACATGTTAATCTCATTTTCATATGTATCAATAGCCTTCTTAGGTCTAAAGATGAAACTCAATATCAATAACCCACCTAAGATAATTATAAAAATCGATTTTATGTCTAGTTTTATATTTCTAAACATATTTAAACGCTTTGAGTATAATCAGTAATTTTTGTAGCCCACTCAGCAGACCAGTTAGTATAGTAACCTTGTAATTTCTTGATAACCTCAAGAGTGTCAGAATCTAATCTAAGATTATTAGCATTGATATATGGTGCTTGTTCTTTCTTAGAGAACTTAAACTCAATACCATTATCTAATACACCTACCATTATAACATTTCTATCTTGTGGATAAACTTCGTATTGTTTGAAGTCAACACCACCAACCATATCATTAAATTTAGTAGCCTCTTCACCTAGTTCCTCATCTTCAACTTTGATAACGTCATTGGTACCCTCAGTCAGTACTTGACCAATTCTATCATGTCTCTCACTTAATGCGCTAGTTCTGATATTGTCAAGCATCTTCTTTGTCATATCATGCTCATCAATTACTTCCACCTTTTTACTTGGTTGATTTGTTTGAGTGTTCTCGTTTAATGATGGTGTTGTGTTAGTACCACCTCTAAGCGTGTTAAGCATGTTTCTTGTTACATCGTGTTCGTCTGTATTCTCCATATTCCTATTTTAATTCTAATTTATTTTTAAAATCACCACAATCCCAAGCTGGGCTAAGGTCTGTGTAATGTCTTTCAAAGTTACTCTTATATACAACACCATTAAAATCATAAATCCCATCAACTCTCGTGTTATGACCTACTGTTTGGAATGGTATACCAAATGTAGCACATAAGTACTCTGAAAGTTTTAAGGCAGATTCTACTTGGTCTTTAGTGTATGGAGCCCAATATTCTTGGTCTCGCCAACGCTTTTCAATAATAGCATCTTGTCTATTATAAATATTACCAACATAGTTAATGTACCCATTACCTAGAATATCTTTTTTTAACCATCCTTCATTTTCGATAAGAATTGTTATTATGTGTTCGTCAACACCTTTGATACCTAAGAAATTTGAATGGTATTTTGGAGGGAAGTGTTGGTAGATATTTCCATATATATCGATGGTAAATGCAGCAGTTCTATTAAAGTTCCCACCATGTCTAGTTTTCCAACCACCAAAATGATTCATGTTTTCAGAAAAGGTGTTAGCAATAACAATCTGTTGTTTACTAGTGTGTCTAGGGATATAGTTTTTGGTCCCTAGCTTATAAGATTTGTTATTGATTTTTAATTTACTCATTTGTTAATTCGTCACCCCTTTTTCTCTTAAACCAAACCTTCGAAGGTTCACTGTCAGAAACTTCTTTATTCGAACCAATTCTAGTTATGTGTGGTTCTGGAACATCAACAGAAAACCCTCTATCCTTCTTAAGGTCTTCTTCAATAATCTTTCCTCTTGGGATTATTGGTTCCCTCTTAACCTCTTCGATTGGCTCTTCAATAACTTCTTCAATTTGTTCCTCATCAATATTTTCTGGTGTTACCTCTCTAATAACAACAGGTCTGTTAAGTTTTTCAGCTAATTTATTCGCTTCTTCCTCAACCTCTTCTGGAATTTCACTTGGTTCTTCGCTTGGCGCATCATTTACCGCATCATAAATGGGTTCTAATTTAAACATCGAGTCTGGATTTTCTTCCATTGGTGTTGTTGATGGCATCACATCGAATAAATCCTCAGATGGGATTCTTGGTTTTGGAGCATCACTTGCCGCATCACTTGGAGCATCATTTTCATCTTTCTTAACCACTTTATTGAATACAATAACTAATAGTACTGCCATTGGGTCACCTATGATAATTAGAAGTAGAATAAACCACTTCATAACCTCATCCATAGATTTACCAGTAATGTCGGATAAATATTGTAATGTACTTAACTCACTAGCTGAATCATTACTTAGTTTAGTTTCAAGTATTTCATTTTCAAGGTCAAATATAATTGTGCTAAGACTATCAGCCTTTGCATTTACGCTTGATTGTCTGATAATTGCATTGTCTAATTGTTTTTCTAAAGCCCTTCTTGTTGATGATGACGTTGTGGTTATGATTTCCCCCGTTGTTGGGTCTCTATATTGGATTACATTATTTGCAAGACCTTTACTTAACTCACCAATGGTGTTATTAAGTGTCTCTTTCTCATCCACAATAAATACTAATTGGTCTTGGTAACCATCTCGTTTACTTTCCAATAATTCTACTTGACTATCAACATTTTCCATCTTAGCAAAGCTATCCTTGTATGAAGATGATAAATACCCGTAAATACCCATAGATGTTATTGCCATGGCGATAAGAATACTCAATGATAATAATATATTATAGAACCAACCTATCCTTTTACCATAAGTATGGATTACAGATGTTGCAACAACCTTAGCAACCTCAACAGCTGTGAAAAACATAAGACCTACAGTCCCAGCACCAGTAAAAATCTTCAATAGACCATTAACCGATACATACGCCACAATACCAGCTAGTGATAATGCCATTAACAATACTAAGTACAATAATATTTTTTTCATAACAATAAATATCTGATATTGTATAAAAAGGGGTTTACACCCCCTTTATTAGTCCTTTAATAACTCAAATAAGAAGCTAGAGTGATGCCTAATCTTTCTGATTGTTTTCTCCTTGATTTGTCTGATTCTTTCTTTGGTTAAACTGTATTTATCACCAATATCCTCAAGTGTCATTGATTCAGTTTCAGTATTCACACCGAAGTAACATTGAATTATATTTCGTTCCCTTTCGTTTAATATACTAAGGATTCTATCTAATTCCTCTTTTACTTTAGCATCTATGTAATAATCCGATTCCTCATTTGATGTGTCTTCAATCATTTCATACAATTCACTACCTTCTTCGTTGATTTTTGCGTTCAACGAATTAACAGTTGGTGTAGATATTACTTCAAGGTCTTCCTCTTCGTCGTCACTATTTAAAACTTCTCCAATATACGCTTCTCTCTCTGGAAGTCTAATCATTCTAGCATTGTCATTAAGACTTTGAATAATTGATTGTTTAATCCACCATACGGCATATGATATAAATCTAAAACCTCTAGTTGCGTCAAATCTGACAGCGGCTTTGATTAAACCGTAGTTACCTTCGTTGATTAGGTCATTTAAACCCAATCCTTGATTTTGATATTCTTTAGCTATTGATATTACGAATTTAAGGTTAGCTTTAACTAATTCGTCAATCGCTTTGCTGTCACCAGCTTTAATTCTATTCGCTATTGCTACCTCTTGTTCTGCGGTTAATAGCTCTGATGAATTTCTTACGTCATTAAAATACTTTCCTATGCAATCTTCTCCATAGTTACTTACAAAATTTTTACTCATTAAACATTTTTTATACTCTAATCTTATGTGTTCTATAAACACATAAATATACGAGTTTTACCCCAAAAGTAAAGGTTTTTAGGGTTTAAAATTACTAATTTTCTCTAGTAATTTTTTATCAGAATTCGTCATTTTATCAACACCTTTGTCAAATATTTCGTTTACTAATTCTTCTCTTTCTTTTGGAGATAAATCTTCGACCTTCACTTCGGTCTCAATATTTATTTGTGGCTCCATGATAACAGCACTTCGTCTACCCTTTTGTTCGGTTGACCCAGATATTTCTTGCATAATCTTATCTGACATCTCCTTAAGTTTTTCCTCTCGTTCCAATATATCACCAAATAGATGGGTATTAAAACCTAAGTTATCTAAATGATATGCTGAATTTTCTTTATTTAGGTCAAATATTAAAAAGGACCGTCCATCTCTTTTGAAAAACTCTTCTAGTTCAGCTGGTTCAGCGACACTAGCGAATGTTGCGATAAGAATACCTGTAGCATCTAAATATCTAGGTTTGGTTTCAGCAATCTTGATGATTTCATCTTTGACAGCACCCATTTTTCCCATTACAACAATACAATAATTTCTAAATTTCATACATTATTTTTATTAATAATACAAATATACTAAATTTTATTTGAAATAGCACGTTTATTTAACATAAATACTAGAAATATTGTTTTCTTTCTTAATTGTTATGATATTATCACCCCAATCCTTCACTACCTCGTTGTGGGTGATAAAGAACACAGTATCATACATATCTGTTATTTTATCAAACAATGGTTTCATGTGTGGTATGTTAACGTTGGCTACCTTACCTAGAACTTCATCGAATGTAATGAAGTTAGGCATTGGAAGACATGACATCTTACCTAATACACATCTAAGTGCAATACTAGCCGCTGTTATCTCAAGACCACTACCAGATTTCAAATACTTCTCAACATCATCCTTGATTAACATAAATTGTACATCATTCTTATCGTTGATGAATATTTCTACATCAAAATCAACAACACCATCTAATAACCTTTGAACCTCTGAATTAATAATTGGTAGGACTGACCTAAGAACCAATTTACTTATCCCTTTCTTACCAACCATTTCGATATATATCTTGAATAGTTTCTCAACCTCACCCTCTTTCTTGATTTGACTAATAATCTTGTTCTTGTCAACTATGGCTATTTCGTTTTGAGTAATATCCATCTTGGTGCGCTCAATCTTTTGTGTTAACTCAGTCTTAGTATGGTCACACACACTTAATTTAGTCTTAATCAAAGACACCTTTGTATCGATATCCTTATTGAACTCAATACCATCTAGATTATTACTATACTTCTTTTGGTCTTCTTGTTTGCTCTTTATAAGCGTTCTAAGGGACTCAACTTCAATTTCAGTTCTATCCTTATCCAATTCAAGTTTCTGTCGTTCATCAACCTTTGCTTTAAGTTCGTTAAGTGAATTTATTTCAATAACCAATTTGTTAATTTTCTCTTGAATAATACTACCCTCATCTTCTAATGTTTTAATAGTTTTGTTATGTTCTGCAATGTGTGCACTATTATCAATATCATCCAATGCTCTGTTACATGCTTGACATATACCACCAGCTATTAAATCCTCAACCACTTTCTTAAGTCTAGTGATTTCAGCAGTCTTGACCGCTAAGTTAGTCTTAAAGGTTCCACCCTCTTCAACAATATCTTGGTGTCTATCTTCATCAAATGTGATTCCAAGTAGTGGTTTTATCTTCTTTTTAAGTCCTTCAATATCACCAGTTAACTTAAGACCCTTCTTTGTTAATTCATCAATATCTTCCTTTAACTTAGATGGATTGAGTGTTAGGATTTCTGCATCTATGGTTTTCTTACTAGTAAGTAGTGTATCCTTCTCATCATTATACTTGGTTATTAAAGCGTCATTGGTTGTTAGCTCTTTGGTTTTGGTAATTATTTCTCTATTAGCTAATTCAATTTTCTCCGTATGTCCGTAAACTCGTAGAACTTGTGGTGCGTTTGGTTCACATTCTAAATCATCATCCGTATTAGGTGTTCCATCATAACCATCAATTTCATTTCTAAGTGTAGTTTCATCATACATGTTAGATTTCTTGGTCTTAGCAAATTCATTATACATCTTTCTAGATGTCTCAGACTTACGTTCGATTGGGTCAAGCCCAATAAATCTTGTGAGTAGTTTACCACTCTCGGTAGTTGTAAGACCAACAAGGTCATCAAGATTTCTAGCTGTTGCAAGTGTAACCAACTCAAAGTCAGCCTCAACACCCACAACCTTTTTAATCTCTTCTGTTGTCGCCTTAGCATCCTCATCATTCATTTGAATCTCTTCACCATCTGGTAATACCTCAAATAAATTTAACTTATTCTCTATGTTCCACCCACCATTACGTTTCTTCTTTCGAGTCATCTTTCTTTCAATGATAATCTCTTTATCGATAATTGATAACATACCTCTAACAACTAGGTCATTATTGTCCCAATATTGATTAAAGACTTCTTCATTCTTATCGGTCTTTGTTGTCTTACCGTAAAGAACAAATTTAAATGCATCAATAGAAAAGGTAGTCTTACCCCCTTGATTTTCTGGATATGAATTTACGATTGTAAGTCCATCAAGATTAGATAATGATACAAAGTTGTTAGCCCCAAAACATAAGAACCCATTCATCATTATCCACTTAAGTGACCACTCACGATGATTACCACCATTATCAGATTCATTCAACTCAGCATTGACCTTATCATCTAGTTTCATAAGGCGACTAAAATCAACATCCTTAGATTCTCTAGTTAACCACTCTTTGAATAATTCACGTTGGTAGCTTGTATCCATGATGTTGTCAATCCCAGCACCATTTATTTCGATTGTCTCACCCTTATCAGTAATCTTTATTGGTCGATAAACCACGTTTATATTGGTCTTGCTAACACCATACTTGGTAGCGAAATGGTTTCTAACTAAAACCTTATTCTCCTTGCTGTAGTTTTCTGGTACATCATCCCAATAAACTTTAATTTTAGCATTAGTTGGTATTGATAGTTTTTTAACCAATGTTTTTTCTTCTTCCATATAATTTAAATTGAACCGTCGAAACCCTTCCTATTTTCTCCGTATATATCTCTCTTAGAGTTATCCTTAGTTTTTAATCTCTCAGCCTTTAATTCAGTTTCAACCACCTTTATTTTACCCTTAAGATTTTCTATTTCTTTATCCTTTGATTCCACACTCTTGGTACAAAGTACAGCATTCCTTTTCAGTTCTGTCATTTCGTCGTTCAATTTATTAGTCTTATCAACTAATATCTGTATTTCACTATCATCAGTTATTTGAACCTCTTTGATTACTTCAACTTCTTTGATAACTTCGACTATCTTCTCAACTTCTTTTTCTACTATGACTTCGACTATCTTCTCAACTTCTTTTTCTACGATACGCTCAGTTGGGGTAGCACCAAACTTTTCAACAGTGAACCCTTGTTTTAGCATTTTTAGAATGAAACCATCAACATCTGTTATCTTATTAATACGACAGTATTCCCAGATTTCATCGAGAATTTTTTGTGGGATATCCATTACTTCACTTCCTTAGCATCGTCGTTTCCGTAAATAGTATCAACCTCTTCTTGTGTTTGGTGAAGGAAGCAGATTTCTTTATTTTCCTCATCAACGAAAAGTGTGATTATTGGTTTATCGCAACGGTACATATAATCTGGTTCTCCATCTTCACCACTATCTTTTAGTGTTCCAACTTCTCCATTTACCACACCATATCCGTTAAAATCTTCTGGTAGGTTATTTAAAAATTCCTTTAATTCTTCAAGTGTCATCATAATTATAAATTTGTTAACTTTTCTTCGTTATTTTCTAAGTCATCTAATGACTTTATTTTAAATTGATAGAACCCATAGTTTGTTGGGATATCAAATTCTTCAAATGTTTTATCTGCTATATCCCACCATAGGTAACCATGCTTTGATACTGTTTCACCAAAATTCTGTTGTATAAGTGATGATGGATATGCAATTGGGATGTCTTTATGTACCCACGATTGTCTCTTATGGATATCACCTAACATAACTATATCACAACCCTCAAAGTGTTCAAGTGTTGTACCATGGTCAAATTCATAACCAATATCTGTAGATGCCCCAACAACTGGTGCATGATAAAGACCAATATAAGACTTATCTGGACCGAAGTCAATTCTAGCCTTTTCAATATCTGGTCTAGCTTCTTCATCAAATATTGAATAGTTACACCAAACAATATTATCGTCCTCATAGCAAGCACTATCACCCTTATAATATTGAATGTCTAAATCACCCAATAGACTAACCATGGGTGTGATACTATCAAGCCTATCTTTATTGTTCTCTATGAAATCATGATTACCAGCTACAATCCTTAATGGTGCAATCTTCTCTAATTTCTGTAAGAACCAAGTACCTAGTGTTAGTAACTCATTTGATATAGTTATCTTCTGATGAACTAAATCACCTACAATAACAATTCTTACCTCTTCTCGTTCAAAGTCCTTTACAAGTACTCTAATCTCCTTTAGGAATTGTTTAAATACCTCACCATAAACATCATGCATTCTAAATGTTCTGATATGTATGTCGGCAATATGTATTACCTTTTTAACCATAAATCTCAATAATTTTATCTATTATATCTTTACCTAGAAATACCATAGGTAAAGTTTTATTTTCACTCATAAGATTATGCCCAACTAGAGTTGATTCAATCCATGCATTGTCATACTTATCCTTATAAATTATGTCAACTCTAATATTACCAACCATCTGTTTGGTTATTTCACCAACTTTGGTTAAACTGTATTTATCACCAATAAATTGGTCTTTTATTATTTTTTTACTCATTTATAAATGCTTTAACTTCTTTTAGTCTCTTCTCTTCCCTAAGAGCATGATTCTTTTTATATGTAAGTACCTCATCAATTCTAGGTAGTGGGTCCATATCTAATATCGTATTGATGAATGAATTCTCAACTCTGTATTCAACCATTTCACCCTCTCTTAATAAGTGTACAATTACACACCCGAAGAATTTAATGTTCTCATATTTTGACCCCTTAAGCATATCGAGAATAAGTTTACCGTACATTGGTAGTTGAATCTTGTAGTGACTTAGTGCTGTGTCTGGGTGGTTTTCAAATGGTGGTAACATTTGTTCTGTATAAGGTTGAATTAAGAAATTCTTTGGTTTGTTGGTTTTCCAATCGGTTATCACGAAACCTAATTCTCCTTTTTCATTCTCCATAAGCCAGACCTTATCTGGTTGTCCAGTATATCCTAAGTCAATGCTACCTAGAACCATCTCAGTATCTAATAGTACCGCACCACGTCTGTGCATTGTGTTTAGAAACTTATGACCAGCATCAATCATTCTATTACCAATCTCTATTTGTTCTTCGTCACATTCAAAGATTGGTTTTCTTACTTCCTTATCAGACTTATACATCTTAAGTAAGTCTGTTTCTAATAGAAAATGGACTCTAGAACCAGTACTATTTGCATAGGTTGCAGTTGCTCTCCATTTAGTTAATAATGTATCTTGCAAGCCAATATGACCATCACACATATCTAAAGATTTAGATAGGTCATCAAACGGTTCATAGAATTGTGTGATTACTGTGGACACACTAGGTAGGTTACTAACAATCTTACCTTCTTTGTTTTTGATGTAATAGGTGTGAGTGTCTTCAACGAAAGAAAGTTCTAATTCCTTTTGTTTCTTGTCAACCACATCTCTTATGTCCTCAGCAATTTTTAATAATTTTTCTTTGTTAATACTCATTCGTACGAATATACGTTAATTTATCTAGAAATTCAAGTATTTATAATAAAAGATTCATATGAAGAAATTTATCAAAAAAATGTTACATGAACATTGGGGACGTGGGAATGGTGGAATGGCATCAACTGAAGACCCTCTTGGTATGGAACTTGATGGATTAGCACACCAAGAAATGAGTCCTCGTGAATACCAAATCGCACTTAATAGAATTGAAGATAAATACATGTCTAGATATGCTGAATATGAAGGTGATAGTTATGGTATTATTGATGCTATAAAAAGATTTATCCCAAATAAACTAGCTGCCTTATATGATGATATGCATCCACATGTTAATATGAATGAATCAGATGAACCAGAAAGTATTGATTCTGTAGATATTTCTTTACTAATGTCTTTAGTTGATGAGTATCCAGATTTGGTTAATTTTTATAAAACATCTCTTCCATCGTTAAGGTTTAAAATTAACGAAAACGAAGAGTTGGTATATGGGGAACATAGTTTTATATTACCAAGTTATATGATAGAATATAGTGAAATTTTTGATAGAACAGGATTTAAGGGTTGGAGTGTTAATAAGCATGATTATACACCAAATGGTAGAGATAGAGATAAAACTACACATAAATTTGGACCAGACGAAACTGATAAGGTTTATAAATTAATGAAAAGAATTATTAATAATCTTATCCGAAAATCTAACACAAGTCAAGTTAGTAATGAAACTCTTAATATGAATGAATCAGAAGAAGAATTAAAATTCAATACTGATGGTAGATTCAATAAATCTGGTGCTAATACAATTTATATGGGTGAAAACCCAATAGTTGACTTTGGTGTTGGTGGGATTGGTGATTTGACTATCAATGGTGAGACAATACCTAACGCACTTTATCTTAAGGGTGGGTATAACGCTTCTGAACAAGGAAAAGGTTATGGTTCTGAGGGACTTAAGTTTATTTTCCAAAAATTACCTAAAATACAGAATATTGTACTTCAATGTTTCGATACTGCTTGTCCTTTCTGGGTTAAAATGGGTGGTCAAGAGGTTGCAACTAAAGAAATGGAAAGTGGTCATGTTCTTAGGACACTTAGAATCTCTAGAGACTCATTTGAGTAATTAATATAACCTACTTTCTGGAATCTTATTAGAAATCTTCAATAATTCAATAATACCATGATTACCCCACTTTTGATAAATGAGTGATGGGTCATAACCAGCTAATGGGACACAAATTCTAATTCTATCAAGTAAGTCACCCATATTTAACGTCTTGTATAACTCAATTGCATCATCGTATGCATCATCATCCAATAATATCACAATATTAGCCGAAGCTTTGGTATAAAGAAGGTTAAATAGCTTTGGTGAGATAAATTTACCTAGAAGTGGTATTGAGTTTGGGATTACTATGTGGTCAAATACTCCCTCTACAAGATATATCGTCCCATCCCAGTTAACTTTGTCTTCATTGAAGATAATTTCTTGTTTTTCAGCCTCTGGATTAAGATACTTTGGTTTTGTTCTTCGTGAAAAAGCTCTAGCTATAAAATAGTTGAGTTCACCGAACACATCATAAGATGGAATGATAATTCTATCTTTAAATTCACCAGTTAATGTATATCCAATATTATACTTTTCAATAATATCGGGACCAATTCGTCTATCGGTCAAGTATTTCATTACAGCTTGGTATTTTGGACTATTCTTGGGACATCCATGTAATTTTTTATACCCCTTGGGCATCTTTACATCTTCATATTCCCCAGCACCAGTATTTTCATAGGTATCTGGTTTTAGAACAAGATATTCCCTAAGTAATGCTTCATTCCCAAATCGTTTAATTAGTTTTGGTACGTGTCCATGCATGTGATTCTTGTACATACAAGACCAACATCTAAAGATACCTCGTTTGTAATTGACTTCAAGATTGTGTTTACCTATCCCATCTCCCTCTATACCACAGGCTGGACAGTCAAAGGCTAATTGACCCTTTGATTCATTATGTTTTGCGGACTTACCTAAGAATCCTTCCAGTATGTCTATTAAGAACATTGACATACCACAAATATACGAAATTTAATTGGATTTCACAACTAAGTTGTTATTTTTTGAGTTTATCTAACTCTTCTTGGGCATCTTTACCATTCTTAACTCTGTATTCTAACTGTTTAATGTGGTTAGCTTGTTCAACACTATCACGTATCTCACCCTTACCCCATCTAACCCACTCATCATAACTTAAGTTACTAACCCACTCATAATCAATTTGTTTATAACTACGACCACTATTTGGGTTTTTATGTACCCAATATGGATAACAAATATCTTGACCCACAAATCGTTCTGCTCTTTCTTTATCATACATCATAACTTTAGTATAATGTAATTGTTGTTTTTCGTAAAGTTCTTTGGTTAAATCCTTACAAATGTGAGTATAGGTTGAAGGAGAATGAAGAATTTTTATTGATGCACCACATATTTCACAAGGTAACCATTCATGTGTCCCACCACATATTTTACTATAACCACCTAAATTACTACTAGTACCACCAGTTGTGGTACCATAACTATAATAACTCATAACCAAAGACCATCCCTTTTCATGACTGCCTTAACACAAGAATATGCATCAGTCATATCAAAATTTTCCTTCTTAAGAGTTGCTTTTGATGTGTAAAGCCATGTGATTTGTGGTTCAAGGTCTGCAACCTTTTCCCATACAACCATCTTCTTGTCAACATCGAAACTATATCCACCGAACAAGACTGGTTTTTTTCTCTTCATTTCAGTTTCACTGTACGCTTCACCTTTCTTGTTTTTAGTTCTGATTTCCATTAATTCTGGATATGCAAATGCTCTAGAATCATATGATGATATATACTCTGGTATAATACCAAGGATATTGTAAACTGACCTAGAAACCATACCATTAAATCGTAGAAGTGTTGCAACTGTATTTACATTGTTGGAGCGTAGAAGTGGTTCCTCAATGATTACTCTTGTGATACCAACATCAGCATACTTATTCAAAAACTCTTCTTCAAAGATATTTGCTTTTTCACATAATTCTTCAATCTTAGTTTCTGGTTTTGGTTTAACTTTAGGTGTAACATGAGTTAATACTTTAAGGTCACCCTTACCGTCATTATCCTCAAATAATGCCACACCAATTGTTTTGGTTGAAATGTCTAATCCTAGTATCATAAAACTTTTTTATTTAATATAAACACTATTAGACAAAACTAAACCCTTAAAGTGTAATTTTAACACCAAAAGATGAGAATCCATCAACTGTCTTCAATATTTGTCTATCAAATTTACCGTATGCTATAAGATTATTATTTATATCGTAAAGACCTAATTCTGTAATTCTAACCGTATCACCAGTAGCCCATGTTGGGTTGTTTGATGTTCCGAATTCACCTCTACCAGCAATACATGTGATGTTTTGTACTACATCTGTTGATACGCTATTGAATGTAACAACTGGACCACCAGAGTATCCAGTAGTAAATGCGGCTACTATTGTAGGGTCTGTTATTACCATGAATCCTTTGCTTAAGTAAGAGATACCAACCACTGTATCGGCAGTAAGATTTAAGTTACTATTAGATTGAAGGTTAAATAGTTCTTTTTTACCTACTGAAAATGGTTTAACCACACCGAAACCTGTTGCCCAACTCTTAGATACGTCACCACCATTTGGTGTAAGTATATCGTCACTTACAAGGAACCCTAAAGAATTTCCTAAGTGAGTTGTTGTATTTGATGTATCTTTGTATGTAGCATCCTCTTTAGTTGAACTAACTCCTTTGTTTTGGAATGTACTATAAACAGTAAATGTACCAGCAGATGTTGGGATTGAAATCTTAATTTCACGTCCATCAAGTGTTTCACCATACTTAGAACTATCTACACCAATGATAACAATTTTATCACTAGCAAAACCACTAATTGCAGTATCACTCCACCCACCAGATGCGAATGTAGTTGCTGTGTATGTAGACTTTTGTTTTTCTGTTAATGGTAATCCAAAAGAAGTAAAAAGGTTTACAAGTGTATCAGTAGCGTAATCATTTCTATCAACTATATTTTCTGTGATATATGAAGACCCAGAAAGATTAAGTTCTTGTCCAATTTTTGATACTACGTTAGTTACACCAATTGAAGCTGCCTCAACAGCTTTAGCGTTACCACCTCTTGAACTTAAAAATAGTGGGTATTTAACACTAATGTCATTACCACTACTATTATTCACAGTATTACCAACACCGATATCACCACCTATTGATGGTACCTCACCAGTTGTAAGTGAATCTGTAACATTATAATTTGCATCAGAATCCCCTAATGTAAATTTAGCAATTAACGAATTTGTGTTAGTTACCAATAACCTCCTACCTAATGGTGTCAGTTTTGCTGTAAGTGTAGCTGTATCAGCTGTTGTTATAAATGCCATAATTAAAAGTCCATTGATAACTCCATCATAATGGTATTACCCACTAATAATGTTGTTGGTTTACTTAGTTTTCCAATAATAACTAGATTTTTAGCACTATCATAAATACCTACTTCTGATATTCTAATATCTGGTGGATTTGTTGATGTGTCCTTGCTTCTAGTGTTATTACTAGTTGTATCAAATTGCCCAGAGTTTATTGTTACTGGGAAGAATGTTTTATATATTGTAGCACCAATATATGTTTCTATATTTCCATAGAAGAATCTACTATCACCGAATTGTAAATCAGTTGGTGTAGTTTTAGGTGCCATATCTAACGACTGTGTAATATCAAATATTGTTGATGCCGTTTGAGTAAGAGTTGTTATTCTAAATCCATTTGCCGCTGGAGATTGGTTCTCTAACGCTACTGGGGAAATAGTTTCACCACTCACTGTTGTTAATGTTGTGTTTGTATAATCATATACATTCCAAAGTGCTGCATCTGGTCTATCCTCGATTTCATCAACGATTTGGAATAGAACCTTAATAGAATAAGCATTGAATCCAATACCATCATAACCACCATCTTCAATCTTTCTCATGTAAGTAAGCATATCAACATTATCAATCTTGAATGAAACATCTTTATTTGTTGATGTTGTATTCGTAACTTTGATATATTTCTGACATGGAAGTGTAGTTGTAAGACCAGTACCTGTTGAATTCTCTAGACTGTATGTTACATACATCGTCTTATTAGGTTCAAGAACACCAGTGGATGAACCACCAGAGAATGAATCAAGACTACATGATAGTTCTGGAAGTGTCCAGTTTCTATTTGACTTATAAGATGTTGCCGCAACAATCTCGTCATCGTGTAATGAAATGGTTTTAAGTTTTGGGTATACTCTACCAACAACGTTAGGAGTACCATCAACCAATGTTGGGTCTTCTATCAAGTCAATATAAGTAACCTCAGATGTACCAACAAATTTAGTTTCACCAGAAGCTAAGAATGTCATACCTAATGTCGTACCAGAACCTGTTGCACCACTTCTTCTGTGATACATAAGTGTTGGGTAATGAAGTTTAACTGTTTTGCTGTTATCATTATCAATATGGAAATATTCACCATACAAGTTAGATACTGAGTTATTTGTGTAATGTATAAGTGAAACTGATTTGCTTACATCGTCAAGAACCCCAAGACCGTTAGTATCACAAATAACATCAGCTGTAGATGCGGTACCACCACATTCATATTCGAAGTATGGGTTCTTAGCACCTAAGTATGGGTATGAACCAAAGTACTCATGACCTTCATAGGTTGTACCTGTAATTCCAGCTAAGTCTTCACACCAAACGTTATTCATATTCCATACTGGTGAATCACCACATGTAACATCACAAGATGAGTTAAATGAAAGTGTTCCAGAGTTCCAATAAGATGTTGTATTTCCAGTTGCAATTGTATCATATACCTCACCACCTCTATAAATAAAGAATGTTGATGTACTACCAGTTTCGTTACTTAAGTTAGGTAAATCCCTATCAACTGTGATAAGGTCACCAGAACTAGCTTCAATCTTATACCAAAGATTTGGTATTGCAATATCATTAGTATAACCAGTTTGAGTACCGATTACATCATTAGTTGCTTTAATAAGAATATAATCACCAACATTTCTAGTTGTCGCAGAGCCAATATCAAGACTTGTACCACCAGTTAAATTAGTATTTACTAGTGTACCATAAGAAAGTGTATAAGTATCAGCAGTTAGTGTTGTAAAGCTTGTGTGACCAGAATCAGCACTAAAGAAACCCCTCTCGTCTGCTTCATTGTTAATTTGAGCTTTTACAGTTCTAATATTATTTGCTGTTAATGCTTGTAATGGGTCGTTCTGACCAGCAGTAATAAACGATTTGATGTCTGGTTGCATATCAAATGGTCTCATCACTCTAGTAACAGCAGAAAGTGTAATATCAGTTGGGTTATCGTCAACGATTTCCTCTCTAACATAATTTATTTCTCAATCACCAATAGCCCAGAACGAAAAGTCTAAGGCACCTTTAGCTAATTGCTCTCTACCCACTTGGGTAAGTTTAATGCTGATGAACGGGTCTGTGTTGTTAATTATATAACTCATGTCTTATAAATATCTTTATTTCTTATTTACTAATAAATACTCCTAAGTAAACATTTAATAGGAATTAATCGCATTTGTTGCAATTGTTATTGGTATTATCTCACTATACGCAATACTTTGTATAATGTCATTTGTAATTGTAACATAATCTTTAATATTTGTTACTCTATAATATATTTCCGTGCCAACAGTTCCAGAGATAGTAGTATCTATAGAATATCCATTAGTCGCAACTATATAACTTGTTTCTGCACTACTAATTTGACTAGTCATAGCTTTGTCTGATGCAAACTCAAGAATAAACTTACCATTCACCACTGTTGGTGGGTTCTGGATTGACCAGTATATTGTTGGGTATGTGGTGTTAACACTATCAACAAGGTCCGCACTTTGATTATATGCAACAGTTATAATGTCACCAACTAAGATAGTACCGATTAAAATCAGACGCTTCGGATTTGATATTGATTGGTAATAATCAATACCATTAGCTAGGGTAGCACCATTTACCATTAATAATATACTGTCAGAACTAGTTGGGTTAAGTTCTAAGAATACTTCATACTGACTAGTTGTCGTATTATAATATATAGTATTTGTACCCTCACCATCAGTTGCACCACTAGTGATTGATGTGACATCGATTACTTCACTTTTTAAACCATTACCACCAGTAGTACTGGTAGAATATATAAATGTAACAATATCAGTACTCTTGGTTTCAGCTGACATTGTAATTGTATATGGTAAAGTACCAGCACTATATTGACCAACCGTATAATCAAGACCTTTAGCCATAACCAACCCATTAACAGTAACAATGAAATCACCAGATATATCAGATGATATAATAAAATATGTCTGACCATCTGTTGGTATTATTACTTGTTGGAGAAGGACATTTATTGGTGTATCATTAGCTCCGAACGGGTCAAATAATGGTGTATCAGCATGTCTAGAAATTGACATATAAAAATCCTTATTTGAATTATATAAACCATATTCATCACCAGTCTTGTATAGTGATGTGTCGTTTCTATAACCTAGTCTACTAGCAAATTCAGTACAAACTTCATGTGTAAATGAATTTTTAATTAAGTATTCACCGTCTATATCTAGTCTACTAATATCAATCGTTTCTGTGGTTGCACTACCAGTAGTGTCAGTAAAAGCAGACCATGGAATTTCATCTGAAATATATTGTGGTGATGTGTTGAATAAACCACTGTTTAAATCTAACTTATGAACTTCATATCTAAATGTTGTATCAGTATCTGATATTGATTCTGTATTAGCTGTTATTGTGAACCCTAAATCTATTGTTGTTGCTGTTGTTATAATATGTATAGACGTATCAGCACTGGTTACCCCAGTGACAATTTGGTCGGCACCAATCATATCAAATGACGGACCTTCAAATACACAAAAGTCAGAACTAGTATTAACATTTAAAATGTCTTTATTTCTAACCCCTTGGTATGCTGTTTGAATATATATGTTATTTTCAAAGTAACTCATTAATATGATATATCTAGTGTAATGTATTCTGTTTTATTTTTAAGACCAAACGTTGGTGGTGGAGTTAAATCCGTAACTATTGGAGCGTATCTGAAATCTTGTAAGAATGCTTCAAAACTTCCTAACTTGATATAATCTTCTTGTCCATAGTAACCCTCAACCGACCTAATTAATTTAGTGGTTGTCTCGAAATTATCTAGTATTGAACCCTCAATGTTTTGTATTAATTTTGGCATATCTATAAATATCTATTAAGTTGATTGAAATACTTGTATGTCACCATTATTTCTAGTTGAGTCACCAGTAGTATCACTACCACTAACCGTTATGCTACCAACAAACTCTGAACCTACATTTATTTGCCATGCACTAACACCAGTACAAACTTCAACCGCTGTCGTTGTTGTAACAGTTGTTGCTGTGGTATCTGTAGTACCTGTAGACACAAGGTCTTCTACTGGGTTAGGTAATGTTGTTATTGTAACTTCAACATCGTTTGTTGTACCACTTGTTGGACTTGGGAATTCACCATCGATGAAACTTGGGTCTGCACAAGTGAAAAGACTATATTTTTTGTATTTAAATTTCTGTTGGTCAAAGATTGTATTACCATATACATATGTTGAACCCCATATGGTTGTTGATGGGACCACTTGTTCAATAAGGTCAACCCAATATGTACCAACCAATTCTGAGAACCTAATCATATCAGAATAGTCAAATTGTGAACTCAATGTATCACAATAATCAGTACTATTCATATATCTCTCATATAACAACTTAAGTGTTGGGTAACTAGACATAGTCTTCCAACCCGAAACATCTATTAGTTCGGTTGAAACGATATCCTTGAATTCCTTAAGTGTGGTCATTGTATCTAAATCAGTAGACAATAAATCATCTAAGTTTACACCCAAATCACCACAAGACTCAAATTTCTCGTTAGTTAACGTTATTACAGTTTTACAATTACCCATTTATTTTATTGTTTAATCATTAATATACCAGCAGCATCTAAAGGAGACGCACCAGCACCAGTCGTTTGATAAACCATACCTATAGTAAGACCACCAACCCCAGCAGCTGCATCGTCAGCATAAGATGGACAGTTTACAATATTTAAGTCTGGTACATATACCATATCAGCTGTAGTACCAGTTATATCACTACCACCTAATACAACTGAATTAGTTGCACCTGTTGTGATGTGGTTATCAGTACCACCTAGTATTGCTGAATAATCACTATATACACCCAGCCCAGTTGTAGTAGAATAAAAATGAACAAATGATTCATTACCATCAGCAACACCTCTACGACCACCAGCATGTGAAGCAACACCATTAGCTTCTGTGAAATACCCCTCAGCATGTGATTGGTTTCCATTTGCTATTGTAGTAAGACCTTCTGCATGAGCATTAGGTCCACTAGCTATAGTACCTTGACCCTCAGCATGTGCTGCAAAATTACTAGTTATTGTATTAAGACCCTCAGCATGTGAATTAGTTCCACCAGCTATAGTTCCACTACCCTCAGCATGTGATGTAGTACCACTAGCTGTCGTACCGTCACCCTCAGCATGTGATGCGGTACCACTAGCTTGAGTACCATTACCCTCAGCGTGTGATGCGGTACCAGAAGCTATTGTGTTAACCCCCTCAGCGTGTGATGTGGTACCAGTTGCTAGGGTGGTGTCACCTTCTGCATGTGAATTAGGTCCACTAGCTATAGTAGTGTTACCTTCGGCATGTGATGCAGTACCACTTGCTTTTGTACTATCATTCTCAGCATGTGAATAATTACCAGTCGCCCTAGTTAAATTACCTTCCGCAACTGAATAATCACCTGTTGATACCGTACCACCACTTATTGTTTTTACTGAACCAGTACCTGTAGAACCAGAGGTCCAATACGAAACCCCATAATATTCAGATAATCCACTTAAAGGTATTTTGAATGATGTACCTTCTGCACTGTCAGTAGTATCACTTACATCCACCATGTGAATTACATCATTACCAGCTGGTGTTCCACTAAATGCGTCTTGACCTGTTAATTTTCCCATTTTATTTCTATTTTTCTATTTTTTTATTTTAATTAAATTCATATGGTGTATCATCTTGGAATAAGAAATCTTCACCATCTTGGAAGTTCTTAATACAAAGAGTTGTGATATCCAATGTTAAATCAACCTTAAATGTTTCATTTAAATAATTAACACCCTCACAATCTACCACGTCAGTAAATATAACCTCAGTAGCACCACTTGTAAATTCTAACCCTAATGTTGCAGCAATCCCACTCAACTCAATAAGATACTCTTGTTGTGTTGGTGTATCTGTGATTCCAGTACTAACATAGAATGAATCGTTACTATAAATAGTCTCACATCCCAAACTAACATCTATACCCCAAATAGTATCTACAGTACACCCACTTTGGAAGTAACATAACAATATAAATCTTGTTCTATTGCATTGGCTGGGTTGATATCTAAATCAACTTCTTTACTATTTATTGCAAGTCTATAATCCTTAATATTATATCCAGTACCCCTTAATTTAAGGTCGAACTCTCTTTTCTCAGCGTCTTCATTAGTAAGCCATGATTTCTTATTGTCACAAACCCTTACCAAGTCAAAACTTGGACACTTGTTAATTCTAATGGTAGTACTTTCAGTGTTACTACATTCCTTATTCATTTCGATTCTATCGATTAGGATACCTAAATCAAAACAACAATCGTTAATCTTAAGTGATATCTTAATCTCTTGATTCGTAATTCCAGAAATAATTGCTGGGTCAGTTATGTTAATGTCTGCCCCAAGCCATTCTGAATTAAATGATGTATTTACTAAGTCTACCAATTCAGAATTAGTTTCAAAAATACCAGTTAAGTCTCCAGTTGCATTTATGTCATCAACCAACCCACCTTCAATAACCTCACATATGTTGTTAGTTTCTGAACCACTAATATAAAATCCAGTTTTACCATTAGCAGATAATAAATAATCTAAGAGATTATCTTCACCAATATTAAATATTGTTTCTTCATAAACCGTTGTTGATACTGGTGTGTTAGCTGGTGATGGATAATCAATAACCTCTAATGTCATAGAAACATTAAGAGTTTCCAACATTTCTAAGAATGTATTACAATTAGTATCACCAATTAAGGTTGCTATTTGAATCTGAATTTCATCACATTCATTTGTAAGTGTTATTATCTCTTCTTGAGTTTCAGTTATTTGAGTTATTATTTCTTGTCTAGTCGTAACACTAACATCACAAGTACCTATAAGGTCACCACTTCCATTATCTAAATCAAGAAGTGTATCAACATCAACACATGTATATAGTGAAGTGTTCACACCCTCTGATGCAAACCAAGTGTCATAATTTACAGTCCCTAAAATTGTATTCCAAGCAGTTAAACCACTAGGTGTTAAACAATATGTCACTATTCCATATTCACTTATTGGGAATGCGTTAGGTGGTAATAATGAATTGAATCCACCAACAGTTTTTTGTGTTTCATGAACTTCATGTTCTGGGTCTTTTATAATTTCACTACACTGAATAACATATGGTGTATTACTCAATTCAGTAGTCAACGAAATAAGATTAACCTCAAGTGTACTTACCAATGTAGATATTTCTTCACATCTACCACTTAATTGGAAAACCAATGCTTGAGTATCACCATCTAAGGTAAATAATTGATTTGCTTGTAGTGCATCATATATAATATCACAATCAAGATTAAATAAATAATCAAATTTAACATTTAATATACAGTCCTCACCATTATCACCGTCAACATCAAAGATAACCCCAGCATTACCATTTGGATTTAATACTAATTGATATGGTTTATTATCTTCATCACAACCAGCACCCCATCTACATTGTTGTTCGTTAAAATCAAACGTATACGATGGATTAAGTGTCTCACAACACTCTTTAGTCAATGGTCTGTAACTACCATCATTATTATATACTGATACAGACCCGTCAGAATTCTCATTTACAATTCCACCAGTATCTACCACAGCATCACTAGTTTGACAACCAATTGGTCCATCATGACCACTACCATCTTTATTATGTGGAAAAAAATACCCCATTATTTTGTATCGTTATTATCGTAATATGTATCGTTATTTACTTCTAAACCATCTACATTCATGTATTGATTATCACATGGTAATTGACCTCCAGCCATACCAAGAAACAATGTTTCTAAGAAACTAGTTGTTGCACCAGTTGGTGGTGTTGGGTTATTAGTAGTTGGAAAGAATAATTGTATTGACCATTCTAATGTATCACCATCTTGTGATAAATAATAATATGTGTTATTATTATTTATGTCATTAAGACCGTTTTTAGTTAACATACAACCAGTACCTGTATTAGGTGAGTTAAATGTATCTATAACATCAGTAACTGGTACTGTAAAGTTAATTGGACATGAACATGATGTTGGTACAATATTCGTTTTGTCACCGTTTGGTTTAACAAACACTAAAAATGGGTTTGGGTGTGGTGGAATTAAAAATAAATTCTTACCAGAAGTTTCTATAGTCCAATTACATGTAGCTGAACATCCACATGAATCAGTTTTACAACATACATAACCACAATTCACCAATGGAGTTGGTTTTGGTGTGACACCAACTGGAAAGCTATAATCACCGAAATCCTCATAGAATAATGGTGCACCACCGTAAGAACGACAACATTCTGTACTAGCATATATACTAGTATATGTTTGTGGTAATATATTACCTTCTACATCGTAAGTGTTATATATAAATGTAAACCAACCGTTCTCTGGGTCAATAACTACTTGACCACCTAATTTACCTCTACAGTCAATTGTTAATTTTTCTGAACTACATGTAGTATTAATTAATAATGCGTAATCATCCTCATCAACCTCACATCCACAATCACTTATTTCAGATGCTGTTGGGAATGGGTCTGGTACCTTTGTTGTTGTCACAACAACACAATCCGAAATGTCAACACCGTCTGATGTAACATCAACGAAGTAATCACCATCATATTCATTTACAGTACCAGATTCATAATTGGTAAATAAGTTACTTGAATCAGTTGTTACTGTTGTAGATGAAACTGTAGTTGCACTAAAATTTGGAATCAAACAATTAAATTGATTCATAAATGCCGCACCACCATCGTATGGTCCAACATGTGGATTGTTACCACTTGTAATGTCTATTGTTGCACCAGAACCAGCGGTTTGTCTAAACCAAAGACCACCCTTTTGGAAATACATGTCTGGGTTATTATTTTTAATTCTTGGGTAACCATCAGAATCTAAATTATATAAACTAATATCAGTATCTAAATTATTAGCCTCTAGTAATGTTTTAAATAAGTCAACATCAATTTTATCCTTAGCAAGGTATATAAACTCATTAAAGTTAATAAGACCATCTGGTGCCCCAATAAATTTAAATAAGAACTCTACGGACTTCCTAGCACCCTTAGATTTCCAAAGCCAAGGAGTATTAAGGATAATCCTTCTCCACATTTCAACCTCAGCTTCAACTGCTGTATAACCCCTACTCATTCCAGAATATGTAGATTCAGATGATGTCACATAGTTAGCTAATAGGTCATTTTCAAGTACAGATGAAACAAGACCCCAACCAAGTGTTTTAGCTAAATATTTAAGAACAGCGTTTGGTGTATTGTCAACTTCGTTATATGTTACAGTGTTTGCATATTGAATCCCATCAATATATCGTTTAACTTCGTCATATTCTCTACCGTAAATCTTAAGAGTTTTATTCATTCTCTGACTCTCGGTTTCTACTATACCACCATCACAAGTCTGTACCGTATCAAAATCTGAGATTGCCTCAGCTGTTAAGAAACGAACCATAAGGTTGGTTTTGTTTTCATCGAAGTTAGTTGAAATGTTGATTAAATCTTCAGCAAATGAAATATATTCTGATGAATTAAAGTCAATATTATAACCATCAGATACGGGCCATGTAAGGGTATTTGTAGTTGATATAATCGTACCCATCTCATTTCTCTTTGGAACCTTATATACTGATGTATATTTAGGTGTTGTCAATCTATTTAATAGATTAGCCTCAAAGTCTGGTAATTCTGTATAAAATGTTTCTTCTTTTAGTTTATTTGGTTTAATATGATAATTAATTGTTGATGTAGTACCAGTTATACCACTAAATGGATTACCCTTTACGGTTAAATATATATAATCATCAGTAAGATTTGTAGAACCTGTGAAATCTAAAACAGCATATTCTATGTTGTCATTTAACACACTATAACTTAAATAATTAACAGATAAGTTACGCATATCATTTCCATTGCTAAATCCATCCACAACAATCCCGTTTTTTAAGAAGTTGATTTGGTATTGGTTTCTAATTACATTCGTATCTACCTTGAAAGTGGATGTGTCAATAATCGTATCGTATATGTAGTCTTCAACTGTAAGATTGGTTAGATTATCATCGATAATCGAGTTCATATATATTGAAGCTGGCCACTTGGTAATAATACTTTCAAGTGATACTCTAACATACTCCAACATACTACCAAAATAAGCATAATTACAAAGATTAGTCTTATCTAATTTTAATTCAACCTCAGCATTATTAAGAAATACATCAGTTTCTTCAACCGTTAAATTAAGATTACAAAGGTTATTAAAATTACTAAACTTATTTGTCGTAAATATCTTACTTGGTTTAGCGTCAAGTGTAGTGGTTATTGCAAAATTACCTAAGGTAAATAGAGAATCACCCCCAGTGGATTGATTACCCACTAAGTCATTCGAAAAATTTCTATATTCTATGTTACCATTAAATACTTGTTTCGTTGCGTATCCTACTACCTTAACCTTATTACCCATTTAATTAAAAGTTTGTTATCTCATTGAATGACTTTGTAAAATCAACATTATCTTTCTCTTCTCTAACCTCAAATAATGGTTCACCAGTAAATTGGTCTTTGATTTCATAAAGGTTATATTGCTTATAAATTTCATTTCTAAAGTTATATATAGTATAAATACCGTCTTCCAGAGATTTTGACTGATTTCCGAATAAACCAATTGCAAGTGTTTCAATATCGTGGTCTACCATCTCTATTTCAAGCATAATTGGATTAAAAAATGTGTTTGTAATGATTACCTTTTGATTTGGGTTTCCTATATTTGGTAACACATTAGGTTTAACATTACTAGCTGAACTAGGTGTAACTGTACAGAAGGTTAATGTTGAATTGTCATTAAATCTATAACGAATCGCTTTTTGACTTGAATTAGTTAAGTTTTGATTAACTGGTTCAGCCTTATTATTACTAGTTATTATTCTAAAAAAGTTATGTAATTTAGTATCAGTTTTATTAGTATTGTCAAGGTACTCAATTCTATAACCACTAAGACCACCGTTATCAAATCTAGAGATAAATCTAGAGTCAATATCTGATAAGTCAAATACAAGACCTTTAATATCTGGATAAGCTGATAATACACCACAATCAACGATAGTTGTTCTAATCTCAACTGGTTTAATCATTATAGTATAAAATCCTTTAACACCAAAATCAGCAACTGGTAATTTTAGTGTATATAATCCACTAAATAACTGAAAACTAGTTATTCCAGATTCACCTTTAGATGGGTCATCTATTGGAATTAAATATTCAGCTGGATTATCAACCTTAATAATGGTTGAGTTTCCAGTATTTCTATTAGGTGTGTAGTGGATAAAGATATCCACATCGTCTGGTGTTATGTCTGCTGGTCTTACGACCCCGTATGTTCCTGTTGCCATTTTAAATTTATTTTTTTATTGGTCTACTATATTATAAAAACCATTATTATATCTTTCTAAGTGTTCAAGACTCTCAATTTCTGATAATCTTAAATGACTTTCTAATACTGTTGTTGCACCCCTATCAATAAATACATCGCTAAATACTTCTGGTGGTTGTGTTATACCAAATAAGTATTCTTCCTTAGTTAATGCTGAAAGTGATGTATTAGTTCGGTTCCATCCCTCACCCTCATATTGAAAGTTTGTTAGTGGAATTTGACTTGGAAGGAACTCACTTGTAAGAAATCTAGTTAACCCAGTGTAATCAGTATATAACAACCCAGTAGATTGATTTACCGTACCTATATTTGAATCATCATTAGCATCAAACACGTAGGTTGTTGCTGAAATAATTTGGTCTGTTATCCTAGTTTTCCCACTAATAGTATCACCTAAATAATTTTCATAAATATTTTTTTCAATATCAAAATTGGTGATATATTTATTCGTATTATCATATCCCTTAACATTAACTTTCTTAGAATCTGTTGACCCAGTTATTCTACTAGCATAAGCCCAATAATCCTCTAACTCCTTACCGACAACCCTTATGTTAGTGGTGTCTGGAGTAGTTAATGGTGTTGGGGGTTGAGTTCCTAACATAAAAGGAAATGTTATACCAGATGCTATTAATTTATTTTCAAGTATAGTATAATCTGGTTGTGATGCTGGGTCTGTACTACCAGAGATGAATTCAAGGTTGGTCATCATCCCCATATCGTCAATATTCTGAGTAAGTATTATGTTGACATAGAAGGTATCTGCGGTCATTTGACCATATTCCACACCTAATTGCCCTTCACCTCTATAAATTGCATCTTCAAGTAATATTTTTCTTCTAATAAGTCCCATTATAATGCTTGTATTTGATAAAGAGTAATAATGTAATCACCACCATTGGTTAATGTTACGTTATTGAGTCCAGCGTTAGTATTATAAGTCTCATCTATTGCGTAAAAATAACCAGTACTATTTCTATGTAATATATACTTAGTATATAGTTTATTTACCAATTCTTCAATACCATAGGCAACACCCTCAGTCATAAGGTTAAGTGTTTTACCATTTGCCGCATTGTTGAATCTAGCTCTCATAAATATTTCCTTAGGTAATTCACTGGTAACCTCATCTTTGTAATTATAAATATAATAACCCTCAGCAAATCCTTCTGGGTTTTTTATAGGATTTGATAATGTAAATGTTACTGGAATTTCATTGGCTGGTTTTGGTAAACCTGGCGTTGGGTCAGTAGCATCTTGAATATTAGCCGATGTTAATCTTGGGAAAATATTAATGAATGATAATAATCTTTGGTCTGTAGCTCTATCAGTATCATAAAACGAAAGATTAAGAAATGAATTTTCAAATCTCTTCTTACCAAATTTAATATCATCATTAGTAATATCAATATCACTATAAAAACTAGCACTAGTCGGAAATGTTGATGCACTTAAGAATCTAACATCGTAAATAATGTTGTTAATATCTATTTGTTGATTATCGTCAAAATATATTGGAGTGAATCTAGCCTTCTCATAATCTAAGATTGGGTTTATACTATTTTCAACCTCAACATCAACGAATTTCTTATTAACTAATTCAGCTTGGTCCACCATATTTGGAGTCATCTCAATTGGAATATTGATAAATGTATCAGTAACACCTGTTAGGTTTGATATTTTAATTTGATATTTAGCAGACATCTTCACCGTTATTAGTTGTAAACTTATCATCCATTGAATCACCAGCTGGGTCAGAATTTATTGGTGCTGAATAGTATAAACCAAACATACCAAATGAATCTTGCCTTTTTAGTGTAACACAATAATTCTGGTGAATATAATGAGCACCATTTAAAAATGGATATTTAACTGGGTTTTCTTGACCAGCATTGAAACCTATATCTAATAAATCCCTCCAAAGCCATCTACCATCACCTAAGTCCTCAGCATAATCTGGAATACCAACAGTGTTTATGTCACCTTGTTCAATATATGGTGAAAAATTTCTTATTGTTATAGGGTAGTGTGCTTTGTAGTAATAACCCTCTTGTCTAGGACCATTTGCAACATTACCAAGACCAGTTCGATTGGCTGTATTAAATCTATGGTGAACATCGGCAAGTATAGTTTCTTTTGCTTTATGTTTATTATATTCAACAACATCACCAAATAAACCATTGGTGCTGATTAATATGTTATTTTCTAGTGGTGTGTGACCCATTGTAGGAACTACACCACCATCATGTATTCTTCTTATGTCTGGTATATTTACCTTATAAGGCTCTGCATTCGTCGCTTGAATCTCTGGCATGTAAGGTATCTCAATTCCAGACTTGATGTCTGTAAATCCATTAAACGACCCATTAACATCATTTCCTTCGGTTTTTATAATTGTAAGAAATAATTCCGACAATGGTCTACCTAGGTTATCAGTTAAATCACTAACATCAATGTCCTCATTGAAAACTAATTGACAAACACCATCATTATACACATTATTAGCAAAATTAAGAGGGTAAATCTCATAATCATCATCTTCGATAACAGGCTCTACTCTTGTTTTAACTTTTTCAAATACTCTAAAGTAATATACACTTTCTTGTCCACCAACAACTTTCTTGAATCTACTATTAGGTCCAATTACTGCAATACTTGGGTCTACGTCGATAACAAAGTAATAACCCATAAGGTCACCATTATCCATACCAACCCTTTGAACCACATAATCACCATCGAAATTAGTACCCGTTACTCTAACCATTTCACCAGTTTGTATATTATGAAGTACTGGAATACCTAATGCAGTCATCTCACGAGTTGAGACGCTTACTGAAACTTTATCAAATACCATAAGACCACCAGTTGTTAATTGAGTGTCGGCACTAGCACTAGGATATGTAACTGTTACTTCCCAATTCTTAATATCATTGTTAAATCTATCTTTCTTAAATGAGAATCTTCTTCTCTTAGGTTCCATATCTGTAAACGCACAAACATTTACACCGAAGATATCTGGGTTATAATAACCAAACCAACCATCCACTTCTTTCAAGTGTTTAGTGACAGATTCAGCATATGTTATATCTTCATCTTCATTGATTGATAAATTTGGTGGGTATGATTGGTCTCTAAATATATTATCATTAAAACTTGACCAACTATCAACACCAGAGATGTTGAATAATACATTGCTCATAAGTGGTCTAATTGTACCAACTAATCTATAAAATGGTGATTCTTGTCTTTCCTTATCAAATCGTTTGTAAGCATCAACAATTCTATTCATATCACCAACAGGTAACATAGCTTCATTGTTTGTTACATCAAGGTTAACATAACCATCAACATTTGATGCCTTCTGAGAGCTCTCAATACCCAATCTATGTTTAATTCTATCGTCCATTATGTTGTCGTTACTATATTAGAATACGTAAAGCATCCATTTGAATCCGTTATTTTACATTGCCAATCTTCACCATTTGAAAATGCATTGATAGTATGTGACTGAGTAGTAATACCCATATCAACACCATTCTTAAACCATTTATAAGTATATCCACCCCAACCACCAGTAGGTGTAACTGTGATTGTTGTTTGATTAGGTTGAGTTGCGATACCACTAAGTGCACTTGACGGTACATTAGAACCACCAGCAGTTAAATCTATCACACCACTTAAGTTTGTACAACCATTATTTGTTTCAGTAAGTGTAAAATTAATGTTACCAACTGAAACTAAAGTACTAAGTGTAATTATAGTCGGAACCCCTACAGCTGCAAATGATTCTGAACCACCCGCCCATGATATTGTAAATGGACCATCTACAGTAACTAGGAATTGTGGGTATATTTGTGGTGTTGAGCCATCTAACCAACAATATTGTTCTGGTATGTATTCAATAGCCATAGCACTAGTCGGAACGTGTCCTTGACCAGGTCTTAGGTCGTAATAATCGTTTACAATACAACCAAACGAATCAATCAATTTAAAGTTAGTTCCGTAAGGTCCTATCATTGAAGATGTAATAATAGGATTAGTAACACCCGCTGGGAATGTAGTTGACCCAGAGTATCCTAATACCTCAGCACCAAGCGCATCATAACCCACCCATTCAATTGTGTAACCACCATTTGCTGTTACATTAAAACTAGGTGTTATCGTAGGTGTGGTGTTTGGTGCTAACCAACAGAACCAATCTGGAATAATACTCATAGTCGGTCCTATAGATGGTGCTATAACCCATGTATCAGTAACTACCTGTGGTGTTGGGCTTGAATCAGTAACTTGAATTGTATACGTTCCACCCTCTAAATTAGTTAAGTTAAGTGATGATGATGAGAAACCATTAGGTCCAGTAATCAAATATGAATATGGTGCAGCACCACCTAATGTTTGGAAATCAATCGTCACGGTAAGTGTACCGTTATCATTTCCACATGTGGTGTTAGTACCTGTAGTTGCACCAGCAATATTTAAAGCTGCTGTACTTGCTGAAATTGTTACAGTATCCGTACATGAATTATTGTTAGTGTCAGTAACCTCTACGTTGTATGTCCCTTCTGGAAGTGGTATATTCTCATATGAACCAGTCATAAGTATAGATGGGTTGTTATTAATACTGTAACTATAATTTGGTACACCACCAGCTATATTAAGAATAATACTACCATTAACACCAGCTTGAATTGCTGGTACTGCTGTTACATCACAAGCGAATGCTGTTGGTGCGTTAACTGTGAATGATGTTGTAGATGAACCACCATCAGTATCAGTAACAACAACAGTATAAATACCACCACAAAGTCCTTGTATATCACCATCTTCGTTATTTGCTGTTGATTCTGTTGATGTGTAACCGTTAGGTCCTGTCCATACATATGTATAATCACCAGAACCACCAACAATTGTAAGATTTATTTCACCAGTACAACCAGTAAATGATGTAGAGTCAGTTACTATACCTTGAATTACGAAGTCATTCTTTTGTACAACAGCACATTCAGCGAAGAATCTATTGTTCATAGTTTCTAGTCCACTTTTACCAGGCTCGGTACCAAAATAGAAATAAAATGAATTCTTAGATTGTGAATAAGATTCCACAGGTTGGTCTACATTTGCTGTATCAGTGTCAGTAGAGATATAGTTACCTCTAAATTGAACATATTCTGCATTTAAACTATCAGAAGCAAAACCTTCACCACTAGCTGTTTCAAATGCAGTACCATAACCACCTACTGGTATTCCACCAACAGGCCATGAATTCAATTTATTTGCACCATCATCCTTATTAAGTGCATAGAATATATCTCTAAATTTAGACCCATATGGATTTGTAATGGATTCATTTAATACCCAACAATTATCTGATGGTAATTCAACACCAATTTCACAAATTCTCTTAAAGTTTTTACATCTACCACCAACCTTAAGTCCAATACAATCAATATCAAAAAATAATCCACCACTACCTTGAGTACCAGTTGATGTCATTCCACATGTGACCTTTGTTGTCCCATCATTTAAATATTCAGCAGTGTAAGGTGGTCTAATATATGATGTTGGTAATAAGTAGGATTGTATCTTAGGAATTCCTTGCCAATCACAATCAAATATAGAACCTAAATGTACAAGTTCTGTTGCAAACATTTTAAAATCGTGGTGTTTAGTATAAGGTGCATAATACAATACCTCATCTTCCTTTCCGTCTGGTCTAGTCGTTGTTACTTGTTTTATAAGACCTTCATTAATTTGCTTTTTAATTATTTTCTTGGTATCAATCCTATCACTACCTTCACTAGTACAAGTGTCAACAAACCAACTCTTATCGCAATTATTATCCGAATCTGATGTGTCACAATCAGAATCACAGAATTTTTGCTTACCATTCTTTTTCTTCTTGTATTTTAATAAATACGCATATAATGTACCATTAATCCAATCATTATAAAAGTCCAATTCAAACATATTTAATGCTTCTGCTAATTGTATTGCGTAACAATCTGATAGCCCAGCATCAAGTCTATCATGACCTGGGTGACTACAATTATCTGAATTATAATTAACACCACTCCAGTGAGTGATTGGATTCTTAGGATTTTCAGCGTTGGTCATTGAAGCCCAACAACCAATAGCACCTGTATCTGTATTACCATAATCATTCGAACCAACTACTATAGATGATGGTTCAATGTAATCACACTTGCAGCCTGGTGCCCAATTCTTATCATCACATTCCATTACAATACATGGTACATAACTAAGAATATTCTTACATTCACAATCCTTACATTCTTCATCATCACAATCACCCATACAACCCTTCTCTCTACATTCAGCACGTTTATCCGCATCCGTTAAGTGTTTTAAAGCACAGACAATTTTAGATATAAAAAAGACAATTTCACATATAACCAATAATACAGCATTGATAATAATTAGGACAACATTTATAAGATTTATAACAATTGCATTAATCATCCATACTATGAAAATGATTATATTTAATATAATACATAATATTAAAAACAGTGGATTGAAATCTGTATCAACCCTATTATATGGGAATGGTGTCTTGTCACCACTACAATCATCAACATCCTTTATACCTGTAATATTCCTATTGTCAGCACACTTACCGCCTGGACAAGTTGATTGAACTCTAGGTATAAAATTAGATACTGTATATATTTTATTCCAATGAAAATCTCTAAAGTGTTCATCACTAGTATTCTCATTGAAGTTGTAATCTATATTAGAAGAATTTGGTGGGTTATGTGGAACTAAATATTTAGCACTAGTTCTAAGTCTACCCTCGTCACCAGTTACATCCATACCAATTCTAAATCTAACTCTAGCCTTTGTTGGTATTCCCTTGTTAGGGTCATCCGATGGTACAAGTTCACCAAATTCATTGGTTACCATATAATCTAAGTTCATAGGAACTTGATACGCCCATCCTCCCGAATCATCTATTACTCGACCACCCTCAACATCAAAACGTTCAATAGTACCGTCTAACGTCTTCCTAATCATCTCTACGGTACCTTCTGATGCGTTTGTTTCACAAAGTCTACCTAAATCTTTTCTAGGTCTACAGTTTTTGTTTATTGAATTCTTTTCAGAATCTGAGAATAAACTCCCAACAAATATTGCTGATGGTATTATTTTTTTCTTGATATCAAAGTCACTTCTTGTAATACCAATATCACATTGGTCTTTATCACCCCAAAATGGTTGTACATTGATACCTTTCCTATAACTTTTGATTTGAATCATCTTATCTAAATCCTTATCGGACTTAAATTTTGTTGTAGACTCAAACCTCTTTATTGACTCACCTTGTGAAATATAATCATAAGGTCTTTGTGATGCAATACCAATGTCTGATAAATCACAATCCATATTAAGTGTATGTGAACCAACTGGAACACCAAATAACATGAAATCACCAGCTTCGTTGGTTGTGGTGGTGTATTTATAATACTTGTCATAAACTTCAAGTACCGTATCATTGTCAATCACTTCTCTTTTAGATGGAAATGAACCAGCTGGTGTGAAGCAATTCTCATTAGGTTTTGGGTCCTTCTGTAAAAGGTTATATCTAATCCCATCACTATTTTTATCCCCTAAAACTTTGTATGGGTATAGACCAGCAATTTCACTATCTAATTCATCTTCCTCTTCTATTGGAACAAATACCGAAACCTTAGCATTAGGAACACCGAAACCGTCATTGATAATAACTCTACCAACGACCACACCATAATCCGAACAGAAACGACTATACGCCTCTGCTTGAGAAATTTTCAATGATAATATTTCAATGAAATCAAAATCTTGTTCGATTTTAACTTTTATATTTGAATCACTACCATTTGGTGTTGTTCTTATCCTAATTGATTTTGACATTTATAGTTTCACTTTATCTACTCTTTCATCAAATTCATAGTTTTCTGGTTTAGATGTGTCAATATCCTCAGAATCCTTTGATTTCTTTGATTTCCTTTTACCAATACCCATTTGTTTACCAACCATTACTAGTGATGGCATAATATTTAAATCACCCTTATTAAGCATAATAGTCTTAAATAACATCCACACTATAAATAATAAAATAACTGGTGTGGTTGATAATGATATTGCAAATAATATTATTCTAATTAGAACATTGAATATAATGAATGCAACATTTTTAGTTATTGGGTCTTCACTCCCATCACCCTTAACTAGTGAATTTAAATTTTTACTTTTTTCTTTACAACTTTGACAACTCATTTAAATAATTTTAATTTATCTTATAACAATTAATATACTAAATATTTCCATTAAAGGAAATGTTTATATAGTCTTAACTCTAACCATTATATCCTTATCTGGATATTTAACCTCAAACATAGAGGTTGTTTCACCAAATAAAGTAAACTGACCTAATAAGTCAATTTGTCTTGTCGTATCATCAGTTAAAGAATTAACATATGGTTGTGCTATCTCATTTAATGAATATTTACCATCACCAACCTTATTAAAGACTCTCATGTCAATTACATTGGTTACACCATTAACATTGTTAATAATTTCCATAAGGTCAGAAAGATAAATATCATCACCCATATCAAATTTATTAATATCCATATAATCTTTAACTTGATTGATAACCTCAGCCATTATTTGAGATTGTGGGAATTGTTTTTCAATAAAAAGGTCAATTTCAAAACTAAGATTTATAACTCTACCATTATCCACTTCAACATAATCATTAATCATTCTATAATCTGCAAGATATGTCCCAATATTATCTCTAAGTGCTGATGTTGATGTGTTACTTAATTTACCACTACTATCTAACCCTAATGTATATACCTTTATTTTATTTTGTTCCTCGAAGACACCTGTTCTAAATGGAACTCCAAATTCACCTGGCATTAATGCAATTCTTGATTGATAATCCTTAAGTGTTACACATCTATTTTGTGCTGAGAAATTATATTTAATTAAATTCCTTAACTCTTCAATTGAAGGTTGGTCCTTACCACCTAAAGCTGGTATTGGGTTATTAACCTTTAATGATGTAGTAACTGAGTTGTTGATTGCTGGACTTGCACCATTAACCACCATATTTGTAACACCTACAGTGTTTATTGTGTTAGGACCAAGATTAGATGTTGAACCACCACCTACTCTATATCTAACATACATCGTATAATTAGATGGTAATGTAAGACCTAATGATGTATTATTGATGAAGTCACCAATTCTATTAATTAATGATTTATTTACATCAAAATCACAAAGTGCTGATATGTCTTGAGACCCACCACCGAAGATTAGTTTTGTAAACCCTAGGTCGGTGTATTCTCTTATGAAACGCTTATCAACTGAAATGAACTTACCTGGTATTACACCAGAATTATCAGATATTTTACTTGTATCACCAACATATATTTTATCCTCAGCTAATGCATCCATCTCAAACCATTGGTTATCGATATCTAAAAATTGGTCTAAGGTTGGTATTTTGGTGTAATTAACACCTTCTAAGGTAATTACAGATGAAACTGACATTACATCATTATCTGGAAGAATAACCTCTAAGAATGGCTTAGAATCATTTGCTGAGATTGTTCTCTTGAACACCTTTGTTATACCGTTGGTTACCATCTCTCTTTTAACAATAGTATAATTTAATATATTACCGTTTTCATCTATGTTTGGGATAATCAATCTATTTGGTATTCCACCTAAATTGAATGGATTTGAAAAATCAATATCAACTGAATTTTCAAATACCTTACCCGCTCCAGATACTTGACTACCTTCTCTAATCACTGGTGCGTATGATACGTCCCAAGTATCACCTAATACTGGAACTGTTACTGAATAATCGACGATGGATACTGATGGTCGCTTACCTGGTACCTTTAACCCAAATGTTCTAGCTTGTGAAAGTAGTGATTTTCGTTCTTGTGCAAAATCTATTTGTGTTTCTTGAAATGCTTTATCCGTATTAAATGAAAGCATATCAGCGACTGCCGCATTTAATTCTATAAGCATCATACCTACAGAAGCATCATTAAAATCATTGAAGATTTCTGGATAGTATTGTCTAACAAATTCAATTAATTCCCCTCTAACGTCGGAAAAATTTCTAGATGTATAATTTATTTTTTTAATTGCCATAGTTTTTAAATGTTTATTAATACAAAATCAGTTGCTTGGAACGCATCATCTGTAACGGTATAATCAATTCTAACAGTAGCGGCATATTCACTAGCTTCACTTTGTTCTACTATTACTTCATTAATTACTAAGTTAGGTAAGTATTTTTTTACGGTATCACTAATTTCAGTCTTTATCTCTGATTGAGTAACACTGTCGTTTGCTTCAAATATATATTGTAATAAATTGGTACCAAAATCTGGTAGGTATAATCTCTCACCCTTTCTAGTTAAAATCAAATGCATAAGGTCAGCTTTGATGGCTGCTTTATCGTTGTCGTTTAAATCTAAAAAGAATCCTTTATCGCTCTCCTTGAACGGGAAATTGATGTTGATGTATTTTCCATTTGCCATATTATACTTTCTTTATTACATAAATAGTATAATAAATATTTTTAATAACTAAATAGTACAAATAAAAAAGGCTCATCTTTCGACGAGCCCTTTTATTGTAGTGTTATCAATGGTTTACACAGTTTCATCAATATCTTTAATACTTGATAAATCTACGTCAATTTCACATGCACCACCAGCACAAGCTAATTCACCACTTAAGTCAGTGTTATCTTCAATTTCAATAACCTTAGTAAGGTCAATGTTGTGAAGTGATTTATTCATCTCGTCGTACTTTTCTTTAGTACAATCTTCAAATGGTGCTTGAATATAGCTACCACCATCATATGGAAGAACTGAAATACCATTAAATGTATGTCTATTATCCCACATCCATTCACCAATACCACCCCATTCGTTGATTCTGTAAATTGGGTTACCATCTTCATCTTTCTTAGATTCTTTGATAACTTTACCATCAGTACTCTTAAGTGGGTTACCTTCTTCATCCTTGATTGAAATCATATCCAATTCTTTCTTAATAGAAACAGTTACAGATACATTATGTGTATTCTCACCAGTTCTATGACCACCACGGACCCAGTTAGTGTTAAAATTCTTAACTCTATCTAATAAGTGCATTGGAGATTCATGTCTAAAGATTGAACCTTCTGGTGCCTTCTGTGGTATTGATATTACTGCTTGCTCGTTAGGTCTGAAATACTCATCCTCAACCAATTCTGGGTGATTTATTGCTAAATAACTATAAATAGCCTCGTTCTTACCAACTCTAATTCTTCTAATATAGTAATCATTGTGCCACGCATGTATTCCAGATGATGTACCTAAAACAAGTGAACTAGTTCCAGATGGTTTAACCGTTGTTGTTCTAGCCGCTTTCTTTATGTTGATTAATGCTGCTACTCTAGCGTTCTCCGTAAGAACTTCTTGTGAAGCTTCATGAAGGTCATATTCAAGTACTGCACCAGAACCGATACCAGTCATTCCTACACCTACTAGAGCGTCTTTTTCTGTTGTTTCCTTCCAAACATCTCTTAAGTAATGAAAATCAGTGTAACCAGCTTGAAGTGTTCCAATAAAGGTAGCCGCACGTACACGTTTATTTAAATCAGCTTGTGATGTAATGTTGGATGCGTTTATTTCTGTAAGATTACAGAATTGATATGGTCTAAGTGCGATTTCACAACAAGGGTTTGTTCCCCAATCTCTATCGTTAGAGAAATAAACACCTGGCTCACCACTATTAGATTCCTCAACCTTCTTCCATAAGTCAAAAAATGTTTCTTCGGTAATCTTGTGTCTAAGAATCACTGATGAGTTATTTGCTCTACCTCTTTGAGGATTAAGCTCCCACCAATTTCCAAATTTACAAGTAAGCATAGAATCATCATTCATTGAGAATAATGAAATAAGTGCCGCTCTACGAATACCACCAGCTAATACTGCATCAGCAATGTAACATACGATATCATGAACCTCAAGTGTTGTTAATTTATCACCGTTTTCTTTAGAGTCAAGAATTTTTGTAATATTATGAATACAATCTTTAAGTGGTTGTGGACCTGGTGCCTTACCACCCGATGTAACCAAAAGTGCACCCTTTGCTCTAATATCTGAAAAATCAAATATAGGTGTTGACATTCCTTCAAAGTATGCTCTCATAAGAACCTTGATTGCATCAGCCCATCCTTCAATACAATCTGGAATAAGGAAACGTCTATTTCTTTTTAAATTAGGTTTTCTGATTTCTGGTAACTTCTCTACGTGATGTCTTTGTACTGAGTAACCAACACCCGTTCCACCTAATAATAAGAACATAATCTCACTAAACGACTTGTAATGGTCGATAGGTAAATATGCACAGTTATAAACTCTATTTGGTGAAATCTCAATTGGTTTACCACCAAATTGTAACGACCTCATTGATGGTAGTACTTTCTTATCGTAGACTAATTTGTAAGCTTCCTCAATTTCGTCTGTAATGTGAGGGTAATGTTTTTGGTGCATTTCTTTGTTTCTTGTCACTAATTCTTGCCAAGTTTCTCTTCTTTGTAGTTGAGGGATGTACTTAGCGTACTTCATGTATACTGTAATGTCCGACAGTATCTCTGTTGATAAATCCATAAATTTAATTTTTTTTAGTTGTTATTTGTGTGTTAATAGTTACTAGTGACAAAAAAAGAAGATGTTATAATACATCTTCTTCATCTGCCTCAAGTGCTTTCTGTCGCTCTTTTGCTGCATCTAGTATGCTGTTAACACGTTGTTGTCCCTTGTTTGACATGTCATCTTTTTTCTCAAGGAAACTCTGTCCACCGTTATCTTCAACGATTTCAATTTTCATGGTTCCGTTGTCAAAGATTGCATCAGTAAAGACAATCCCGTCCTTACCAAATCTAGACTTAAGAATTGCCATATTCGCATGACCACTATCCTTTTGCTCTAATGTTTTAGCAATAGAAACAATAAAGTGACCAATTTGACCCTTCTTAATAGAACCACCAATCATCGTCGAATCAACAGTCTCAGCACCAATAGAACTTCGGTTACCTTGTACTGCTGTCCATCCAGCGATGTCTAATTCAGCTAACATAGTTTCAAACTCTCGCATCACGTTTCCTTCTGCATCCCAGCTTTCTTTAAATGACTTACTTGACTGAATACAGTCAATATAATCAACTAGAACAATATCTGGTCTAAATCCTTGTGCGATTTGTTTTCTTATGTATTGCTTGATGTGTGGTATTGTAGTACCAGCACTTGGGAATTTTTTCAATTTAATTTGTCCTCTTTCTTCTGATTTAGCAAGTGCAATCTCTTTCAACTCGTCCTTATGATATTTAAGGTCGTTTAGATTGTGCCCACTCCAGCAAGCTAGATGTTTTCTTTGAATAACCTTAGGGTTGTCTTCAAAAAAGATTTGTAGGACGTTGTATTCTTTGTTTTTAGCGGTGTTAGCAATCTTTGTGACCATTGTTGTCTTACCGACACCAAACGGTGCTAAGATAACAGCTAACTCCCCTTTTGATAAGCCACCATCCATGCATTCATCAAGACCCTTAATTCCAGTTGGAATAGGTTTTCTAAAGTCATCAGATAAAACACTGTCCATGTCATGGAATACGTCTATCCCATCATCCTTCGCATCACCAGTATCTAGTGCCTTTTGTAGGATTTCCACACATGCATCATAATCATCCATATCACCATTGTCACTAATAGTAGATATTTCTTTGATTGCTCTCTTTAGTTCTTGTTGTTTACAAAATTTAAGTGCACGTTCTTGAACCCAAAGGGTATCATTCAAATTCGCTTCTTTAACTCTTCTTAATTGTTTGAGTACGAAATCTCTTTGAATATCATCCTTTGCTGTATCCATGAGTCTCATCTCTAGACTTCCCATATCTGGAACGGTCTCATGTTTTTCGAATGCACTTTTAATTGTGATAGCTATTTTTCGAATGAATTCATCTTGGAAATAGTTAGCATCTAGAATATCCATAAGATTGTTTGCAAATTTTCTATCTGTTAAAATATTAGCAATTAATCTTACTTGAAAATCTAAACCTAAATACCCAAAATCCTTCTTCTTATCTTCACTCATAATTATTAAAACTTTCTATAAAATAAATACATTTTAGTTAGCTAAAGTTGACTCATAATTAGCATATTCTTTCTCTTGTTGAGCCATAATATCTAAAGGGTACCCCATATAGTCTTTAACGTACGATTTTCGTGAAAAAGTTTTTTTAATTTCTTTTACAATATTTGGAATTATGTCCAAATTTTTTGGTGAACCATTTGAATCTAAAACTTTATCACCCCAAATATTTGTCGCATGTTTTAAGTTTACCTTATATCTAATTTTTGGTGGGAATATATTTCCAGAAAATTCAGATATACCTACAACCTTACCTTCGATTCTAATTTCGAATGTGTAGCTATCATACTTAGCCCATATGTTATCAACATTATTATCTCTGTTCTTGTGAGAAAGGTGTTGATTGTCCTCAAAAAACTGTAAGTACTCCGCAGAGCGTTCTTTTAAGTAGGTAGGGATTATACCCATAGTACCCCAAGAGTTGTTTACTCCAGCAATAGAGTCTAATAACTCTTTCATATCAATCGACCCTAACACATCTGGATTAAAGTTGTTAATATTGAAATACCTCTGACAAATGATATGACCATTTATTCTTAAGACAAATTCAAACGGATGTTGTTCTATTCTTCTATCTCTCATAATTTTATTTTTATTTACTTGTTATTTTTTAATTCTCGTTCCATTAGTTTTTTGAACGGAATTAAGTATTCGGCAAACCTTCGCTCACCTATTAGCCAATCTAAACCATCTTCTTTCATCAATGTATAGACGTTCTTTATGCTCCTTCCTTCTGGGGATAGTGGTGCATCTAGATATAATTCTAGTTGTTCCAGACCTTCCTCAGTCATCATGGGTTCTTTTAGGTTAACCAACTTCCAATTTCGATTGTATAATTCCATTCCCATTACTAGGTCATGTGATTTACCATCTTCATCTGGTTTCGTGGTGGTTACACCTTCGATAATATTACTTAAGACACCAAGTGGTTTTTTCTTTACTTGTTTTCGGTCCTCTTGTAGTTTATCTGCTTTTATAAGAATTTCTTCTAGGGTTACTTTCCTTTTTGATAATTCTGGAAAGTGTTTTAGGAGTGTTGGTTCTCCTAAACGTTTAATACCTCTTATACTATCGCTAGGGTCACCTATCATTGATTTAACCAATGCGGCATTTTCTAACTTATAATTAAAGTAGAGATTAAAGTTTTCTGTTGTTACATAATTTTTAATTTGTGGGTTACAGAAATAAATCCGAATACCCTTGTTAATCAATTGAGCCATATCTCCATCATTGGTACATATGGTTACTGTTTCATATTCTTTCTTTGTTTTACAATAATACGCAATATAATCATCACTTTCAACCATTTCGTCCATTATTTGTCGAATAAATAATTCGTCAAGGTATTTGGTTATCCTAAGTTTCTGATTAGCTTCACTTTGGTCAACTGTGTGTGTTCCATTAATAAAATCCTTTCCACGGTCAGATTTGTAATCCTCATAGATATTATAACGTAATTTACCACTAAATAGTCCATCCCAAAAGACATAAACTTGGTGATAGATTGTTTCTGTTAATAATTTACGTAAAACCGTAATGAATTGATAGGTACCACCTATATGGATACCATCTTTGTTAAATTCACTACTAGCCCCGAAGAAACCTGTCTTAAACAATGCATTCCCATCGACTAGTAGTGTATTTAATTTTTTCTCTCTTGTGCCAGTTCTTGGCGGCATCTTTCTCACATCGTGTGATTAAATGGTTAATACTTGGTAACTTAAGCTTTTGTATCTACTTTTTCTGTTACCTCTTCTTGTACAATTGTAAAGTCATCATATTCAGAGTTAAGACGACCAAGGATGTAACCCTTATGTTCTTTCTTATACTCTTCTAACTTGTCTGGATTCCAATAACCGTGTGGTGTACTAGATAATACCCCTCGTTCTTCAACACCATTAACTTGGTTCTTCTCACATCTAACTTTAGTTGTTACACCGAATTGATATGTCTCACCACCAGAGGTAGCATGTAATTTAACTGTTGAATGTGTCTTGATACCCCCGAAGTGAACAATAACTCTTGGTGAATAGAAAAATGCTTCCCCACCCTTGTGCTTGATAACTGTATTCTCATTATCTAACCAAATCTTTTGAACAACAGCAAATGTGTTGATGTATTCCTTACCGATTCTTCTAGATGAAGGTATTCTATGGTTTACCAATGATTTAAATGCACTTTCCATTGAACCAGCATTCCATTGGTTATTATTTGATTTAGACATTACTGATTGGAAACCATTCATTGAACCTACAGAATCCCAAAGGAAACATATATCTCTCGGTAACTCACCATCAGCTTGTGCGTCTAATAAGTCAGTCATAAGCCTTGCAACGTCCTCAATTATTGGTTCGTTTCTAAGTGGCTTAGATGCTGTCTTACCATCCTTATAATTTATGTATTGATATTCATTAAGAAGGTCATCACCACTCATGAAGATGAAATCACCATCATAATCAATAATTTCCCCTGTTTCCTCATCGATAACTTCTTCGAATTGTACTCCAATATTTCTAGCATGTTCCCATGACCAGTTACCCTCAGTTTCTATAATTACTGGAAGGTCTCCAATTTTTTGTGCTCCAGCAACGGCTTCATAAATAGCTGTTGATTTACCTGTGTTGGAGTATCCTCTGAATGAGGTAAAGTATCCTCTCGCAAGTCCTGGTATCTTTAGTGCTTCATGAAATGAATCCGATAATGGTATCCATGTTAGTTCTTTATCTTTTACGGTAATATCATAACCGTTATTTTTTTTAAATTTACTCAAATTGAAATTCTGCTTTGAGACTGGTTTTTTTGGTGCCTTTTTAGCCATATGTTAATAAAATTTTTCTCTCTTTTAGGTATAGAAAAAAGGGGTTACTTAATTGCAACCCCTTATTTCAAATATTTGATTTAGAATGGTAAATCGTCATCCTCAGCATCATCAGTTGCCGCATCAGTAGTTGCTGCTGCGCCAGTATTTTCTGGTATCGCACTTTCTGGTGTTAAGGTTCTTGGTGGGTTAGCATCAGCATTAGCATTAGCAACTCCCATAGATAATTCACTATCTAATTCTTCCTTAGGTTCTTCTGTATTAGAAGTTTCAGTAAGAGACGCTTTATCAACATACCCTCCACCTTTTTCAGAATCATCCTTTTGCCAGTATGGTACTCCACCTCTAACAATGATTTCTAAGAATTCATAAGGTTTAACTGAATAAACATCTTCCCATGACTTCTCATGTGCACTTGCTAACCAAGCGTTTGATTGTTCAGTATCTTCACTTAGTGGTGTCTGAGCCATTGCGTAGTTAACTCCCGTTACCGCAGACTTCTTACCGTCACCAGTAATTGTAATAATGATATCTCTACCATTTGCTGTAGAAATTGGGTCTTCACCAGCTGGTAAAGTCGTGTTTCCAGCATTGATTTTATCCATCACACCTTGTTGCTTGTAGTGGTGATTAATTCTCCAGAATTTAACACCATGGTCTGGGTTATCTCTATCGATTAATTTAACTACATACATTTTCTTTGCAGAAAATTGGATAGCTTCTTTTCTATCAGCTTCATCACCTGTTGCAAGAAGTAATTCTCTTGCTTCACAGAATGGACATTTTTCACCTTTCTCATGTTTAGGGCAAATGAATGTTTTCCATTGTCCTTCAACTTGTGATTTATGTCCCATAATTTCCACAAATGGAGATTCTGTTTCACCCTTAGGTTCTACAATTCTCACATGTCTTTGTGCTGATAATACACCATCCTCTAAGAATGTTGCAAAATAATTGTTTTTGTCAAATTTCTTTGACCCTTTACTTTTTGATGATGTGCTGTTCGTTTTGTATTGGTTCATCATCGCATCTAATCTACTACTCATAATTGTTGTTTGTTTTGATTATTTATTTGTTATTTATTTATTTACTTTTTCGTTACCCAAATATACTATTTTTTATAAAAAAGTCAAGTAATTTATCCAGATATTTCTACAAATATACTACACTTTTTAACACCATGCAATGTTTTTTAAAATTAAAATATTAAGACATAAAAAAAGCCCTATTAATAGGGCTTTTAGTATTTTAATTATCTTTTGATTAGATGTCTTCTTCCTCGTAAGGGTTTGAAGTGTCAAGAGTATTTTTGACTTGTAACTCTGAATAATCAGAATCAACATCATCCTTTGTTAGTACATATTCTTTAGGTGTTCCTTCTCCTTCACCATCTGTATCTAAAACATCATATTGTCCTTTTTGGTCAGCCCAAAAATCTGTAAGTTTAAGATTATATGGATATGAATCAAAAGACCTCATTTCAATTTTCTCTTCTGGTGTTGGAGCTCTTTTCTCTAGCTCATTTTCAAGGCTATCAATTTTATCTCCTATTCCTTGGAATGATGATAATTGGTTTTCTAGTTTAGATACACTTCCTAATAGTTGGTCTATCTTGTTGTTTGCATTGTCTGCCGCTTGTTTAGCTGCATCAGTACTGTTAACTAATTCAGTTACGTCTAATTCAACCTCATCTTCTGGTTCATCAACAGATAAGTCCATATCAGCATCCATTGCTGGGTCTTCACCACCCATGTCTGGTTCATCAGCAAACTCTTCACCACCCATCTCTGCATCAATTTCACCTTCAAGGTCATCGATACCTTCTGCACCTTCTTCACCAGCTGGTTCTGGAGATACAACTTCTGGTTCTTCTTCACCTTCTGGGTCTTCTTCACTTAATAGTAAATTTTCGATATCACCTTCTGGTTCATCACCTTCTGGTACATAGAATGAATACTCATTGATTGCATTGAATCGCTTCAACTCTTCACTTAATATTATTTTCTTGTTCTTCATTATATTACATTAATAATTGTCTACCATCATCAGTGATGATTTTCTTATTAACTCTCTCAACAATGCTTTTATCTGTTTTGATAAGACATTCCTCAGTTGTACATTCTTCTTGTGATTGTTCGTTTTGTGGGTTTTGACTTAAAAAATCGTCTAATCCGCTTGATAAATCTTTTCCGTTTTTGTTATCTGACATAATTATATATTTTAATATAGTGTTATTCTTTATTATATAAATACCAAGAAACCACTAAAAAACCTTCTCTATGTCAAATATAACCAACTCACCATTATTAGTTAATATCAACTTATTTTGATATTGTTCCCAATCTATTATAATTGATTTGTAATCAATGTTCCCAATGTTATCTCCTTGTAAACTTTCTATAAGTTTATTTAATGCATTTATTGTATAGATAGCATTACCCTTCTTGTGTATAAGAATTGCGCTAGGAAATAGTGATTTGAAGTTAACTCGTTTACCATCTTTAAGTACAAACTTAAAGGTAACAACTAATTTAGATTCGTCATCGTGGTTTTTGTAGACAAATACGGTCTCTCTAGGGATGGAAAATTTATTTTCCAAGTAACTTAAAAACCATTCTAATCTTTCTGGAAAGATAAATGACGCTAATAATATTTTTTTATTCATGTTTTATCGAGTACAAGTAAGGTATGTACTTCACTGAGTCACCCAGTCGTTCCATATTGCTTTTATACTCAATAAATATTTCTTTATCATCCAAAAAAACCTTCGAAATACTTTTTATTTTCTTTTCAACCTTTATAGGGTTGATTCCTATGTATTTAAGTAGATTAAGGTCTATACCAAATATTAAATTTTCACCATATATGTAAAGCATATCCCCATTCTTAAAGGTTATCTTATCCTTTAATTCATATATCTTGGTGATTATTTTCTTTATGGTGTCTCTCTGTAGTTGTATAGGGTCCACAAAGACATACTTTATCTTCGATATAAGCTCACGATTAGCAAGAGTGATAAATTCCTCTACATCATTGTTGAAGATGTCTCTACGCTCAGTTTTAGCGAATGTCCAATAAAGACTATCACCTAATTGCTTGTCATAGATGTCATAGTCGTCATAGTTATCGGTTACCCATTTATATGATGTAACAAGTGTTGGTAGGTCTTGGATAATATCATCCAACGATTCGACAACATTTATATCATCAATATCATCTACCTCTAGTTTATTACTCGTGACTATATTCGCAATCATTATTGCAAAGATACGAAAAATAAATTAACCATACAAGTTTAGCTTATTTGGTCTTTGAATTTCTTAAAGAATGTGCCAACCATATCGTCATGTTTTATATTTAAAAATTCAGAATTTCCATTCTGTTTTTTGTTTATTTTAGCTGACAAGGCTGGTTGGTCCTTCGGAATGTTAGCACAACAAGACCAATGATTTTGGTTATATAACATATAGGTTTTTGAATTAACATCAGTATTACTAATAAGATTACTATTTGTAAGTGGGTCGATTAGTCCAATGAAGTTCCAAGATTTTTTATCAATATTTTGTTGTGCAATTTTACCACCAGCTGAGAAACCAACAATTGAAAAATTATTTAACTTATTATTATTTTTTATCTTATTAATTAAAACCTCAGTCTTAGTCCAATCAGTTGTGTATGGCACAATAAGGAATATATTTTCATTAAGTAATTTTACAGATGATTTTTCAATCTCAGTAAGCATCCAGTCTGGTCCTCTATCAAGACCACCATAGACAATTATAATATCATAAGGTGATAAGTCTTTATTTTCTGGAATAGTAATTATTGAATCACCCTCGGTTGATTTTGTATAATTACCAGCAGTTTCAGAACCCTCAACTTTGGTTTTTACTTTTCTATATGTACAATCTGCATATTTCGCCCTTACACCATCTCTATCTTTAGGATTTGTAACACTACTATCTTGTTGCTTTGATGGGTCAACTTCATAACCCCAAACTCTTGGGTGTTCGGTTACAAGACACTTAGCAGCTGTTCCATGGTATTCCCAATGCCAGTGCTCGTCTGTTCCTTTTTGGT